GCCATCAAACTCTCTCCAGAATACTTCGTAGAGATCAATCTTTTGGTTTACAGAAAGTGACCAGTTGAATCCTGATTCGCTGATGGTACGGAAGAAGTCTTCGCGGGTCTTTCTGTGGTTATTGAATGAGCGGTGGAAACGGATAGCGTCAATAGCTGCGTCTACATTCCAGCCCATCGCTTCAGCGGCAGCGCGGTTTTCGATCTTCTTATACAACTCGTAAGGAGTCAGGCGGACACGGCGCACAAACTCTTCAAGGTTACAGAAGTCAATACGAATATCATCTGGGAAAAGGAGATCAGATAGGAAAACGTGTTCTGGCATCCATCCTAGCGGACTATCCCACATTCCAATACCTTTTCCGTACAAGAGCATTTCTTCTAGGTCTTGCTCTGTATTATAAAGGTAACCGGGCCATTCGCGGATTGCTTGGTCGAATGCCGTTGCAATGTTCTCAGAGTTGACAAGGCGTTCCTTCTCATTACCAAACTTGCTTTTGATTGTGCAGCAAGCCTGACGCTCAGTAATTACATCGTAGTAACTGGACTTCTGGTTATCAACGATAAATCCAAGTTGTCCATAGTTAACATCTGATTGCCAAGGTAATCGCTTTTCGGCAAGCCTGCTATACCCTGTCGGGGGAAACATTTTGTAAGCCTTGTAAATACGGATGCGTTTATTCTCGCGTCCGATGTTGGCTTGCCTCAAGTGGTTAGCGATATTCCAAGCATGATTAGCGTTGGAAATTCGTGTTGCTGGCGGCTTACCATCTTGATCTAAGGTTGCCAAACTGAAGTTATCATTGCCGATGCTTAAAGACATATATTAAATAAGTTGAAGTTCTTCCCACCTTAGTGAGTTTCTTGAATTTTTTTGTAGGTTTAGTTTTGCTGGTAATACCTGTAGATTTGAAGGTATATGCAATCCACCTTTTGATATTGGGATTATGTGATCTACATGAAACTGCAAACCAAATCTTTTTTCAAGTCTTATTCTTTGCAAGTATATGGTTTCTATAATCAGATTCTGCTCTGAAGTTAAATCAGGCGTGTTATTTTTTTGGGTTGCCCTACGTTTTGCGCTTCCTTTTCTTGAAAGTAATTTATATCTATCTTGATTTTCTTTTTTCCATTTATCCAAGTTTTGTTTAGCTCTTGCGGGATTATTTTTATTCCACTCTAATGCATTTTTCCTATGTTTTTCTGGATTTTTTTTCCATTGAAGACGATCTTTTTCTCTAAAAAAATCAATATTGTTTAATCGAATAACTTTTTTTTGCTCAAGTTTTTTAATTCTGTTTTTAGAATACCATTCTCTTTCGTATTTTCTACGAAGATTTAGATTTTTACTTCTGTTTTCAATAGACCACTCATTTAGTCTTTTTTTAAGTTCGGCAAATTTTTCTTTAGTTACCCAATATCCTTGATTACGAATTAAAGCCCAAAAAACCATCCCATCCTCTCGGACATCTCCACGTTTATGTTTTGTGATAGTTTCCATTTTATCGTTTACGATAATGAATTCAAGGCATTTCTTCTTCTATTGCATGAACTGCATCCCCTTGCTTTGTGTTCTAGTTTAGTGCCAAGCACCCTGTCTGTGACCGCTGCTACAGTATGGATTGCTTGCGCGATTCTATCTCCAATCCCATCAGCATACCAGCAACGATCACTTGGCTGGCGTTGGCAGATTTGATCTTCGACAAGTTGCTCAATGTTACTGGGAATTTCTACTCCATTTGATCGGCAATCTTTTTGGATGTTTGAAATCAAGTTGCTCCATGTGCTTCCGTAGACTACGGCTGGGAAGGTGAGTTTATCACGCTTGATCTCGTATTTGTAGTACCACCCGCCAACTGGAGATAGGTTTCTATTTTTGAGTTTCATCTTGCCTTTAGTTGGAAAATATATTTTATTATTGATATGTCAAGAATTTTTTCTGGAAACACAGGCATCCAAAAGTACGGTATCAAATTCCCTGAGAACATGGACGAGCTAGGTGTAGAGCTATACTGCTACGCTATTAGCAAGGGTGAATACGGAAAAGATTACTGCAACAAGCACAATATAAATCTTTCAGATTTTAAATTACTTACTCCATACGAACATTTCTTGAAGGCAGTAAAACTTCAATGGCCCACGGAAGTTTCTATTGTCAATCGAGGTTATACGAATACTCAGTTGTTGAGAACTCTGGAAGAACTCTGCAATAATGATGACATCTGTTTAGCTGGCGCGGCCTCGATGGGAAAGTCATTTCCAGTTGGTCTTTGGGTCTACCTTGATTGGTGTTCTGCTCCGCATTGTACTTCATCTTGGGTTGCTACTACTACTCTTGGTGCGTCCGAAGATCGTATCTGGGGTATCATTTCTAAGTTGTGGAAGTCCGCCGCTGTTCAGTTTGGTAAGCTCATTGACTATCGCCACATGATCGTTTGGGGTGGCGGGTCGAATGATGAGGATAAGGACTATCGCAATGCCATCAAAGCTCTGGCATTTCAATCAGGTAATGAGGGTCAGAAGGCTATTGATACTACCCGTGGACGTAAGAATGATCGGATTAGACTAGCCCTTGATGAGTTGCCCGAAATGGAACTGGGTGCGATTACTGCCCGTGTAAACTTATCTGCTAACAATGATGTAGTCTTTATCGGTATTGGAAACCCATCTGCTGGTGACAATCCTCACACCCGCTGGGCTATGCCTAAAGGTGCTTCTAATTTTGATACTGTCAGTCCAGAGATGGATAAGTGGGAGACTGAGACTGGCGTTTGCTTGTTCTACAATGGTATGCGCTCGCCTAACTTTGCTGCACCCGCAAATGAACCATCTCCATTCCCGTTCTTGATGGATCGGAAAAAACAAGAGGTCATGCTCAAGCAGTGTTATGGAGACGAGAATGCGATTGACTACGTTCGTAACGCTATCGGTTGGTGGCCGAAATCTGGGTTTGCACAGACCATTCTCACCGCTGATCTCATTCGTAACGCCGATACCAACGAAGAACCACTCTGGGATTCAGAAGGATTCCACAAGGTTGCGGGATTCGATACCGCTTTTACGGTTGGTGGAGATAGGTGTGTGCTTACAATAGCTAAACTGGGTTTCATTCGCGGGACTCGCAATCGTGTTATGTGGCTAGAAAGTCAGAAAGTCATTCAGCTATCTGCGCGTGAAGCCGCTGAGTTTGAAGTTGGTCTAGCTAAGGAAGTAGTAGAGCTATGCCGGGCTTCTGGAGTTCAACCTACCAAATTTGGTATGGACGTATCTGGTGATGGCGGTCGAGTCGCACAGGCTATCATCCGCGAGTGGTTGAAGTATGATTCTAGTGGTCATTCTATCGCCCTTATTTCATCTATGGGTAAACCTACTGAACGTATGGCAGCAGAGGTCGATAAACGCCCGTGTAAGGATGTTTATGATAGATTGGTATCAGAGTACTGGTACTCAGCCTATCACGGCTTTAAGAGCCGAGTGATCTACGGGGTTGGCGCAGCGTCTGAGTTGGCGCGAGAACTTTGTATCCGTAGGTATTTTATTAAATCCAAAAAGATTTCTGTAGAGACTAAAGATGACTACAAGGGACGCACTGGATACTCGCCCGATTTGGCGGATAGCTTTCTCTACTGCCTAGAAATGTCTCGTAGGTTTGGATTGGTTTTTATCGGTAACGATAAAGCTGTTCCTACAAATAGATTCTGGGCTAGAGATGAAAAGCTAATTGCAGAACTTCAAGATGACAGCTATTCATCTGATGAGAATGGAGATTGGTAATTAATCCAGAATACCTTGAAGCTCTAGCGTGTTTGCCACTTCCTCTGGGATTACAATACGAATGAACTTACGTCCATCGTGGAAGCCTAGTGTTTCCATTGTCTTGATGTCCGCTTTCTTTACCCAGCATTGATTGAACTGCTGTTGGAAAAGAATCTTAGCTTGGTTCTCATCTTCATGGTAACCCTCGCAGATGATCATTGAAACGAATGTATTATTTGAACTCATATATTAAATATCCTAATTCTCTTGCCCACGCAGGATTATCGTGGATTCTATTATGACACGTTCTGCACGTTGCCATAAACATTTCTATGTTGGAAAGGTTCTTTCCTCTCTTAGCTTTGTGGTGAATATCTGTAGCTCCAGCCCCGCATACCTCGCAGTTTGGGTGAGTAGTAAAGTATTCCTTTCTCGCTTCAGAGTATTCTTTGTTCAGAACCTTACGCTTATCTGAAACAGGCTTTAACCTTGCCCCTGTTTTTTTGAAACCTTTTTTTCTACTCAGCATTGCTAGTAGTTTTCAATTTCGGCGCACATAGCTCGATCACTTTATCCACTTGTTCTTTCTTCAGAATGCTCTTTGAGTTGACTTCGATCTGGTTGATTAACGATCCAGTAACGCCGATCTTGTCTCCGAGTTCTCTGACCGTCATCCCTAGCTTCTTGCGGGTTTCACGAAGTTGATTGGCAAAGGTCTTGCGTCCAATAGAACGAATGTAGCGAGACTGCTCATAGGCAGTCATGCAGGATTCGTAGGCTTCGTATAATGGATGCTTCATTTCAATTAAAAGTAAACCAATCCTATTGACAAGTCAACACTTTTTTGATAGTCTATTTACTTATGGATAACACTAACGAAAACAACGAAGTAGATAAAGAAGCAGAGCGTATGCTTGCCGCAATCAGGCAAACAGTTCTGATTACAAATATGTCTCTAGCTGCTGCACTAAATACTGGGTTCATTGCACAATATGAATCTGACCAAGGCATCTGCAACATGGCACTCAAACCAAATAATACTGCTGTTGTTGCAACTACCGCCGCAACTGGACTAACAATCTATCAGTCTAACTTTTTTATCAAGGATGATGCTATGGGTGAACAACGCTACATCTACAAATGTGAGAATGAAGATGACGCTGATGAAATATGGGACAAGATCAATGACCAGATGTATCAATGGTCGCGGAATGAAATTAAGTCTGTTAGTCTAGAGTGACTATCGTTACCGATAAAAATATGAAAACAAAAGATCAACTAGAATATGAATTGCAAGATGCAAAGCAATCTTTAGAGGTTGCATTAGAAGACTTGAATGCTTGGAAAAAACTACAAATACTTGGTCAGACTCCAGAGCAAGTTTATGAGTTTTGGCGCAAAAATCAGATCAAGATGTTCAAGTATCAACGTGAGATGATAATGTGGCGCGAAAAATATAATCAAATTCGCTTGACATGAAATACTAGATGTAGTAGTGTCTGTCTTGTACGAGCAATCGTGCCTTCGGGGTAGGAGCCGAGGTATAAGAAAAGTTAGTAAATTAACATAAGATATTTTGATCCCTTGTGGCGTTGTCACTCCTACGCGTCAGTTGCCGCACTTTTCCGATGTCACAAGGGGTCGCCTTTTTTTAAATGAAATATAAAATAGAGCAATACGAGCGTTGCGAAACGACTTCTGCTGGCTCAATTGAGGATCATTTGATTGGTATCACAAAACCATCAATTGATAGAATGCTTAAAATGGATAATGCTGGCGATTGTATCGCACTTTACACTTTTTATTGCTATACCCGCAAGTGGCAAAAGAACAGCATACCAAGAGCAACTTCAGAGTTTGCAATGGAAGGATTGAAGTGGGGACGTGAAAGATTTTCAAAAGCAAAAGCTAATCTTTTGGAGCTTGGACTAGTTGAAGATGTTCAAAGGATAGGTGAAAATGGTAGAGTTTTAGGTTGGTATATCGGCGTTAAGTTTGCTCAGAATGCAACTCTTGGAAGTTTCAATATTACTGAAATTGAAGAGAACCACCCTACGGCTTTCCCACAGGGTGGTAAAACCAGAGTGTGTGAAACCCGCATACAAATACCTAACACTAGTAATAAAATACCTAATACTAGTAATGAAATACAAAAGGAAAATTCGGCAATGGCCTCATCTTCCACAAATGATAAAACTTCAAATGGATTCCAGACCTCTGAATTATTTAATCAGCAAACTACGCCGCCCAACCCACCCAAGGGTAGGAAGCCTAAAGTGCAAAAACCAGTAGACGCTGAGTTCCTAGCAGAACTTCAAAAACTAAACCCAGAAAAGGACGTGGAGCGTGAAGCGCAAAACGCCCAGTCATGGCTACTCGCCCACCCAGAACGTAAGTACACCCGTGCGTTCCTCACCGCTTGGGTCATCCGCTCCAAGAACACAATCAAACCAGAACGCTTCGCTAACTTTTAATCTAATGAAAAAAACACCACTAATGAAAACAGTACCAATAGCCACCAAAAGCGAAGCGGCAGCGTTAGCTTTAATCGCAATAGACAGAAACATCCTCGCGCAACAAACGTGGGAGGTGGATTATTTCGCCCTGCCGCCTCACAGGAAGGTTTTTACTGCCCTCCAAGGGGTTCACCAGCGAACAGGGGCTTGCTGCCCGTTTTCTGCCATTGCTGAGTTAGAAGCAACAGGCGAGATCGAAGCGGCGGGAGGAGAGAACGAAGTACATGAGATTCTTTCTACGATGAAGATCGCTTCTGGGAAGGTCTGTCAAGATATGGCGGATGATTACCGCAAGCAGTTAGTCAGAAACAAAGGATACCGCGATGTCATCAAGGTTATCGAGGAAGAAGAACCAAATATTCGCGTAGGAAAGTCGGATTTGAAGAAATTATCGGAAACGATAATGAGATGTTCGGAGGATCGGGGAGTGAAAATCAAGCCAGTCAAAGATATTATCTTGGAAATCATCGACGAGATGGAAGGTAAGGCTAAAGAAGAGTGCTTCACCACAGGAATGATTCGATTAGACAGAACTTTGAGGGGCGGACTGCATCATGGGGAGTTATTGACGGTAGCTTCAGAGACGGGAGGAGGTAAATCCATCTTTCTAGTCCAAGCAGCAGTAGCAAATCTACTCAATAACAAGTCCGTTATCTTCTTTTCACTAGAAATGAACGCCAAAGACATCTTAACTCGTATGGCTTGCAACATGGCTGGCTATCCGATCCGCGAAAGAGCAGAATATCTCAACGCAAACAAGGTAGAACTGGACGCAATCACCAATGCACTGACAAAATTGCATGGTATGCCACTGCAAATCATAGATGCCATCAGTGATATTAACGATATTGAGTCAAATATTAACCGCTATGTGGGAGAAAACCGCGCAGATGTCGTTATCGTGGACTATCTCCAGATCGTATCCATTGAAGGTGTAGACAACCGTGAGAATGCTATCTCTGAAATCACAAGAAGGTTAAAGGTATCAGCATCCGTTAACAAACTTGTACTGCTAACAGCCTCCCAGTTAAATGATGAAGGAAGGTTACGAGAGAGCCGGGCGATTGGGATGCACAGTAATCAGATTATTTACGTTGAGCATCTGAAAACTAAAAGCCAAGTGACCGTGAAGAAGAACAGGCGCGGCCCGAAGGATTACAGGATAGATATTATCATGCACGGGGAGACTTCACGCATCGAGGAGGTATTCTAATGTCAACAGATAAAGCATACGAGAAGGCATCTAGATTCATGGATGCGGCATTAAGTATCTGGGAGTCACAAGACAAAGAGAGGTATTGTATAGCGGAGAATTACTGGAACGAAGGAATGAAAATCTACAACGAATACTTTATTCAGATAAATGTATTGACAGAGTTACAAGATATTGATAGTTTGCTTCCATGAGTGACGTGATTACATATCCATTGAGTGTAGCTATTGAGTTATGCGAACAACTCGATAACGATGAAACTAACTATCGCTTGAAGATGCTTGAATATAAACGCGAGCGTGACGAGGCGAGGGAGGATGCACAAAAATCAAAGGCATACAAACGAGTATTGAAAGTAACAAATGAAAATCTAAAACGCGAACGCGACGATGCGCGGGAGGCGTTAATGAAGATCGAAGATTTATTTATTGATGGCACAGATATTTATGCAGACCGCGAAAAGATGGGGATGATTGCCAGAAACGCATTGAAGGAAACAAAATGAGTGACACACCAGAGACAGACGCAAATACATGGTCAGATTCTTCTGAGGGAATTCTGTACAAAGTTGTTTCTGCTGAAATTTCTCGCAAATTAGAACGCGAGCGTGACGAGGCGCGGGAGGAAGTGAGACTCTTAAAAGCTATTTTAGAATTAATCAAAAGGGATACAATATGATCAACTCAAGAGCTAAAGGAGCCAGAGGAGAAAGGATGTGGAGAGACGAACTTCGCGCCGAAGGTTACACCGCTAAACGTGGACAACAACACGCAGGAGGACAAGACTCCCCAGACGTAGTATGCGAGGAACTCAAAGGTAAGCTCCACTTTGAAGTTAAATGCGTACAGAATTTAAATTTAGATAAGGCTTGCGAACAGGCCGAGCGTGATGCTAATGGCATTGCGTGGGCGGTCGCTCACAAGAAGAACAACAAAGACTGGAAGGTTACAATCTCTGCCTCCACGTTCTTTAAACTACTAAGAGATGGAGTAGACGGACTATGAAACCAAAAACTAAAGTAGCTAAAGTCATGGGTGAGTACAAACGTGGGACACTCCACGCTGGCATCAACCCTAAAGGCCCCAAGAAAGCACCGCTTGCCAAGAGCCGTAAACAAGCTGTGGCAATTGCTCTAAGCGTAGCTGGTAAATCAAAGAAAAAATGAAAACTGGACTATACTCAAATATTGCAGCAAAGAAAAAACGGATCGCCGCTGGTAGTGGCGAGAAGATGAGGAAGGTTGGAGCCAAAGGCGCACCAACTGCAAAAGCATTCAAACAATCAGCAAAAACTGCAAAGAAAAAGTAGTTATAACAAGTTTAGCGAGTTTACACAAAACTTATAATATATGGAAAAGAGATTTGCGAAGGTAGTAAAGAACCCAGCTACTGGCAGGACTAAGACTGTTAAGTATGGTCAAGCTGGGAAGGCTAAGGATGGTGGAGATCGAATCCGCCCCGGCACAGCTAAAGGAGACGCTTACTGCGCTCGTTCAGCTAAGATCAAGGGAGATTGGAAGTCAGACCCCAATAGCCCGAATAACCTATCCCGTAAGAAGTGGAAATGTAAGGGAAGTAAATCAACCAAGTGAAACGATGCCCTAAGTGTGGATCAAATTCTAGTGTTTGTGACTCAAGAGAAAAAGGAAATATGATAATGAGAAGGCGCGACTGCACCAAGTTAGGGTGTAGAACAAACTGGACAACTTACGAAGTAGACTCTTCTTATATTAAACATATAGAAGACCTACATAAGAAGATTAAAGAACTTAAAGAGTTTATGACAAGTATATGAGATACCATATTTTAGGGCTTCCTCACACGGTCTCATCTAAAGAGTTTAATGCCTGTGCTTATACACAAAAGGTAGTTAAATTCGGAAAGATGATGACGGAACGTGGGCATGAAGTCATCCACTACGGGCATGAAGACTCAGACTTACCATGCACTGAACACGTTACTGTATTAACCAATGATGACTTTAAGAAATCCTATGGAAGCCATGACTGGCGTAAGACATTTTTTAAGTTTGATACTAACGATCATGCTTATCAAACCTTCTATAAAAACGCTATTAAAGAAGTAGGTAAGAGAAAACAAAAACATGACTTTATTCTCCCCTTTTGGGGATCAGGAGTCAGACCGATCTGTGACGCTCATCAAGATATGATTGTAGTTGAACCCGGCATTGGATATGCTGGTGGTCACTGGGCGCGATTTAAAGTATTTGAATCCTATGCCATCTACCATGCTTATGCTGGTATGCAAGGTGTAGGTTCCTGTAGACAAGACTGGTATGAAGTTGTCATACCCAACTATTTTGATCTTGATGATTTCGATTATAACGAGAAAAAAGAGGATTACTATCTTTACCTTGGTCGGGTATATTCTGGTAAGGGAGTTGAAGTTGCTATTCAAGCGACTGAAATCTTAGGTAAAAGACTAGTGATAGCTGGGCAAAAAGAGGAAGGTTACAAACTCCCAGATCACGTTGAATATGTAGGCTACGCAGACGTTAACATGAGAAAGAAGTTAATGTCCAACGCCACAGCTTCCTTCATCCCCTCAATGTATGTAGAACCCTTCGGGGGAGTCCAAGTAGAGAACTTACTCTCTGGTACTCCTACCCTAACTACAGACTGGGGCTGCTTCGCTGAAAACAACCCACACGGGATCACAGGATACCGATGCAGGACTATGGGTGACTTCATAGATGCCATGCACAATATTAAGAAAATCAGACCACAAGACTGCCTAGCCTTCGGCAAGAACTTCACCTTAGATAAAGTAGCTCCAATGTACGAGAAATACTTCAATGACATCCTAGACATCTACCAAGGTCGGGGATGGTACGCAGACGGGAACGGACTTAACTCACTCTACAAATACTATCCATGAACTACGACTATGTAGATATAGGGACGTGTGACTTTGAAGTTGCTGATGGAGTATTCTCTAAAGATAAAAACTATCTTCTAGTTGAACCAATGGAAGAGTACTTAAACAGGCTTCCATCTGGAGAAAACATCCAAAAGGAAAACTCAGCCTGTTCAGATAAGGATGGATCAATTGATATATTCTATGTTCCAGAAGAAAAGATTATATCACATAATCTTCCAATGTGGATAAAGGGATGCAGCAAGATAAATGAACCTCACGTTGTTGTAGTACACTATCTTAATAACTTTGGAGTTCCCTTATCAATTATAGAATCAAAGAAGATCAACGTCATATCATTTGATAATCTTATATCTAAATACAATATAGATCATATTGACATTCTTAAAATAGACACAGAGGGACATGATCACATTATATTTAAAGAAGTAGCAAAAAGCATTCTTGCTAATAAAATATCCTGTAATTCAATAACAGTAGAATATATCGTAGGAAGGTACGGAAATACCAATCAGATAGATAAAATTGCATTCTCACTTCACAAGATGTTTCCTAATATAAAATTCCATTCGGAAAATCTAACTATAACTAAATGAAAAAGGTTTTATTCTTTATTCACAACGGATGGGTATTTGGGAAGATTCATAATGAGTTAATCAAAGCATTACACCCTGACATCTATTGCGACATTGCTTGCTGGAACAACCAATACACACATAAAGATTTTGACTTATTCTTAAAGAAATATGACTATATCATGTCAATTCCTTATGGATGCTTCTTAATCCATGAAAGATACGGAGTCCCACTAGAAAGAACAATAGGCGTTCTTCACCAAGATTGTGATGTTTATAATCCAGTTAGAGAAGGAAAGAAGGATTGGTTTGATAAACTAGGAGGTTACGCAGCCATAGCACCATTGCTTCAAAATGTATCACTATCTCATGGGGTAGGTAGAGTTCCAAGCCTACTAAGGATAGGAACATTCCAAAACCAATATCCTAAAAATAATAGTTCAGAACTAAAGAACATAGGAAGTTTTGCTAAATCACAAAGAATAGACCAAGGATATGACGTTAAACGTGGGCATTTAATAGATGTAATAGCTGAAAAAACAAACCTTCAATTAATAAAAAGTGAATCAGTTAACTTCCTTGCAGTTGAACAAATGTACAACCAAATAGGATTGGTTATCTTTGCCTCCTTAGTAGAAGGTAATCCATACCCAATGTTAGAAGCATTCTCTTGTGGAATACCTGTACTTGGGACTCCTACTGGAATAGCACCAGAATACCTCAAAAATGGGGGAGGTAAACTTCTCCCATTAGATGAAGAAGGATTCATCTACAAAGCAGTTTACGAAATAGAAAAAATGAAAGCAGATTCTTCTTATTATAGAACACTCTGTAATGAATCCTATGAAATAGGGAAATCAATAGACTGGGCTATCATTCGTAATGAATGGATCAATTACATAAACAACCTATGATTTTAGACACCATGTTATTTATCTTCTCTAAAGAAGGGACAGTGAAGATTCATGCGGCGCAAGAAACTCTAGCAATAGAGAAAAAATTGCGAGATGGATGGACGCATACAGCTACAATTGATCCAGCATTATGGATAGAGGCAATGGCAAACGGGTGGCGCGATCCATCTGAAATGCTAGACGAGATACAATTCACCAAATGAACTGGGACGAATACGCTATGAGTATAGCTGAGGTAGTAGCTAAGAAAAGCAAAGACCCGTGGAGACAAGTCGGCGCGGTAATCCTAAGAGAAGACAACTCCATAGCCTCAGTAGGGTACAACGGATTCCCTAAAGGTATAGAAGAAGACTGGTCAGATAGAGATGAAAGAAGGAAGTACGTCATCCACGCAGAACAAAACGCCCTCAGATACACTAAACCCGGAGAAGGAAAGACACTCTGCTCAACATTACTCCCATGCACAGACTGCTTAAAGACCCTAGTAGCCTATGGAATAAAGAGAGTCCTCTATAAAGACATCTACCAAACTGACCCCGCCGCCCTAGTAATAGCTCAAAAAATGGGAGTCACCTTAATCAAACTATGAAACATAACAAACTCAACCTAGAATCTAACGTATCCCCAGATGACGCTAGAGTAGGCTACAAAACCCCAAGAAGGACAGACGAGATAAATAAAGCCTGTAACAAATTCCTAGAATCCCGTGGAGTAAGTACCTCCTTCTTCCAAAAGAATAAGAAATGTCCGACCAAACCCTAGCACTAACCCTAGCTTGGATAACCGTTCTACTCTGCTTCCTCCTAGAGAACCGCTATCGTTAACGATAATCTCCAAATAAAAAAGGATGGTTACATCATTATATTGACACTGGCATAGGGGCCAAATAACTAGTTTCTCTAGATAAAGAGGAGTATCTGGATTTTGGAGGCTCGCCAGTTTGGGGCCATGCGGGAGTCCCCCCATGCCATCGCGCTCCAGCCAATAAGAGATTCCTTTGAGTCCCTAGGCTCCCTGCACATAGTTTGATCTGCCCCTGTCGCTGTCCCGCCGTGTAGTTTGATTATGTCATGCCGGAATCTGTGGCGTGGATCGTGTCGCTTGTCATTGGCTGGCTGGCTGGCTGGCTTGTCATCGTTGCCGATAGTGTCGCGTGATTAGTGCCATCGAATGGGGCGAGTGATTGGCAATGGACAGCATGAGAGAATGGGGCGGGATAATCAGCGAAATCGGGCTTTGCTATGTTGTGACGAGTTGGCGTGATTTTAGCTCATGTTGTGAAAAAGGCTACTTTGCTATATATAGCGAGACAAGCCGGAAATCATTGCGCGAGGTAGGCCGTGGTGACCTTTGAATTAGTGAAGCTGATTAGTGCCATGGCATGTTTTCGCTCTAATATTGATATATCGGTGTATAGCGATATAACGATGGAATGTCTCATATCATGATATTTGAATGCGTAAATATGTTCAATGGCTTCCCATGTTTTATCATTGGCATGATATGTGCTAATACTTTTCTATTTACAAGCTGGCATGGTTCCTGCTTGTGACAGCATGAAAATAGATAAAAATAATCTATTGACATAGTGTGAATGCTCTGTATAATTAAGGGCGTGGCAGTCGCTAGAACCTTTTGAATGCAGGGTTGGCGAGTGAATCCACAATCTTGATCTTTGAATAGAAATAAATTTCGTGTCTGTCTTTGATAGGCTCGAATGAATACAAACCACGGACGCTTTCGAGCGTCTCACATTAGAATAATAGAATGAACAAAAAACAAACCTACGCATTGAAAATGAAACTATCGACTTTGAATATAAGGCTTATTGATGCACGAGCTTTGAACAAGCCTACGAATGAACTGCAAAGCAAATTTGATGCTCTTCTGTCAAAACTGAACCAAGGCTAATCATTATGCAAACTATCAATCACATCATGTCTCTTCCCGTGTCACCCGATACAGTAAACCTTGCCTATATCTGCGCGGCCCTCTTGGTCGTTCGGATCGGTCTTTCCATCGTCTTGCATAAACTCTCCCGCTAATTATGACAACCAAACAACTCAAAACTATCCTTCGTTCCGGGGCTTATTCTTGGCCCGGTGCTTACCCTCTTTACTTTATCACGTCCGATGGGGCCGCGCTGTCCTTTGATAGTGTCCGTTCAAACTTCCGCGCTGTCCTTTGGTCTGTGCGTCACAAAGTAAATGACGGCTGGCGGGTTGTCGCTTGTGATACCAACTGGGAAGATGGTGAGCTATATTGTGACCACAGCGGCGAACGCATCGAATCCGCTTACGCTGAAGCTTGAGAAAATCGAAACGGGATTCTTCCCGTCTTCACACTTGGCAAGTGTGGACTGATGAGATTGCCACAACCAAACTAGAAAATACATAATGAAAATAACACTTAATACCTACCAAATAGCTGATGAACTGAAACGCGACACTTGCGCCCGCTGGTCTTACAATGGATCGCTTGCCCTTGCGGAATATCTCGAGGAATATGAAGATAGCACAGGCGATGAAATGGAATTGGACACTTGCGCGATTCGATGCGATTTCTCAGAAACTACCAGCCTACAGGATTGGATTATAGAGCATTTCGGCGCGAAATCCCTCTTATTCGCTCTAGAGTTTGCTGATATTGAATTTGATGACTTAGAAGATTCCGACGAAATTGACGCGAAAATCAGAGAATACATAAACGATCACGGGACACTCATCGAATTTGACGGCGGTATCATCGTTTCCTCATTCTAATATGAAAACACTAGATCAACTCGCTGTCTTTGCAATCTGTGCGGTCTTCTCTTATGGGGTTTTTTCCCTTTTTATGGCGTTCGCTTCCTACGTTGAAAAATTTGGTCTTTAATCTTATGGAAATTAATATCACACCTTTGTTAGAAATCGACTGCTTTACCCTCTCACATTCTTGTGCGGAGGGCGGAGAGAATGCCGGAAATAATACTTGGAAAGCGTCACAGTCCAAAGCGCAAGAAATTAAATTGCTGGACACTCCCGAAAAATTACAAGCTATGCGCGATTTCGCCCGTTCCTCTGGTGGATGGAATGAAAGTGAGGTAAACGCATGGAATGAAAATGAGGTAAATGCGCTTTTCCTCCAATGGATTGCGGGGGATTGTAGAGAGCTTGGGGCCGATTCTTTACAAGATATTGATTGGGAGGAAGCGGAAGAATCACAATCAGCCGGGCAAGCTCCGTCTAATCTTTTCCGCTCCGATTCCGGCGAAATATTCTTTTACCTTGGAAATTGATTATGAGCGTAGAAAAAATAAAAGACCTTCACGCCTTAGGCTCCTTGTCCTCCTTTGAATTTCTGGATTTACTAGAAAAGCGTTGGGTTGTTCTCGATAAAAAAATCAGGTCTTGTACTTGCGGCGATTCAACATGGAATGAGTTTCACCTCTGGAAATCAGAGCGGCATGATATTGATTCCATCCTAGAGAAAATCTAATCCCTCCACATATGCGGGGCGGTTCAATCCCTCCCCGCTTTTCCTCTTAATTGCCAATCCTAGCCCTTTTCAGCCCTTCACCCTATAAACTACCTTCCGATTCCTCCGCTCCACCTTGTAGCGTTGTTATCGGTTCCGATAATCTTTCCCTCCACAGCAAACCAAAAAAATGAAAATACAAAAAGTCACATTTACAGGCGGCATTTTCGAGCCGCAATCGTTCGCCCTCCACAAGATCACGGGAAAATTCAAAGGTAAATGCTCCGCTTGGTATTCCTCCGCTGGCGAGTTGACCGATTGCGAATGGATTCGCCCTGACGGTCAAACTAGGGTCATCCCTCCACATAAGCCCATGTGGAATTACCTAAAATCCCTCGGCCCTATCTGGAAATAGCCTCAACCTAGCGCGGGACAAGTCCGATCCTTTCCCGCTTTTCTTCACAATGTCACTCTGTATCCAATTTATCGTCTTTTTCCAAGCCCTCCGCTGCATCGACATATTGCGTGGATACAATTTCAACCTTATCCGCTTTCGTCGGCCCGCTAACGTGCAGAGAAATCATCGCGTTCACAGATAAACCTTTCTTATCGTGCATATTATTTTCATCCAATCCCAACGCTCTTGTGGCAATTTTCTCATATTCCGCCAACACGTCCAGCCTTTGCGCCTGATCTTTAATGTTCCCGCTCTTGTGTCTCGTTTCAATCTGCACCCTCTCCGCCGCAATCTCTCTCAGCATAAACGCATAATGAGCAATAGTTTCAGATGCCATTGCGTCCTCCAGCTTCGGAGCCACCACGTTTGCCACTTCTTCCCGCAACCTTTTCCGCTTGTCGATCCACTTTCCCTTCACCATGCAGTTTTTGAGATAAAACTTACTCATCAACGAAAACTCAGGGAGTTTCAGAATGTCACTCATCTCCGCCCCGCCCATGAATAGCGTTTCTATCTTCTCCATGTCCCACTTTTTCCGACTTCCACGGCCTAGCGTTTCGCTATTCAATTCTGGCGTTTTGTTCATAGTTTACTATTCACAAAAATATGCCAGATTGTCAACAGATTTCCCTCCACAACACAACAACAAACAACAATAAAAATGAGAACAATAGACAAAGCAATAATCGACCAAATCAGAGGAACTGAAACCCGCCATACTATCAGGCTAACAACTTGCATAGATGGTTACGAGACGTGCATCCTATTAGATCAGGAGTGCAACGATATGTGCATTATCCAGTCATATGATAACAAGATCACGACAACGCACATTGATGAAAACGAAATGATAGCCCTTAAATCTGTCTTACTATGAGCTACACCGAAAAAAATCAAGCCACTTGCCTACCGCCAGAAGCCTACATACGCCTCTGGCAGAAAGCTGAGAAGACCACCGAAATGCCAAAGTTTCGGTCAACCGTCTACCCAGACAAGAAGATAACAGCAATCAAATTCGAGAAATGAGAACACATACCTTACACAAACAGAAGCCGTTCCGCGTTAAGGATACTTACCTCGCTGATCCAGTTCGGCGGGAAATTGTCGATGCCCTGCAAGCGGTTGTCGATACTTTCGGGGATTCTGACTCTCTCCTAGCCCTCCAATGCAGGTCAGCTTTGCTTAAAGCGAAATTATGAACGTCCACGATCTACTGGCAACGGTTGAATGGTCACATCCCATTCAGCTTAATACGAAACGAGGGGTCAGACTCCTCCGCAAAGCTCCTATCGAGGATGCTTTCTGGAAGGTCTACAAAGAAGACAAGGAGACATTCAAAGAGCAACTGGCAGCGGCTGGCATCTCTATGGGTAAGTTCAGAGAGGAATGGGCCTTGTCTTGGTGGTCAGATGAAAACCTCAAGTTCAAACCCGTTATCGGTAACGATAATGTTGAGGAGAAAGTAGAGGAACTTAATCTAATCCCTCTACTCCACCCCGAAAATCTCTTTGAGTATCAGCAAACTTCCGTTCAGATGGGGGTTTCTAGCATGGCTAAGTATAACCGAGTCCTGCTAGGTCACTCTACGGGTGTCGGTAAGACCTTCTGTGCCCTCGGCATCGCCCGTGAGTTAGGAAAGCGGGTTGCTGTGATCTGTCCAAAGCCTATCACTACCGACTGGCATCGCGCCGCGAAGATGATGGGCGTTGAGGTCTTTGAGGTATGCGGATGGGAGTGGGCGAAAACTGGTAAATCTCAGCTAGGTAGATGGACAGATGATAAGAAGCATGAGTTCAAATTCATGCTTCCGCCTGATGTTATCCTGATCTTTGACGAGGTTCATCGCGGCAAAGGTGAAGCCACCCAGAACGCTTACCTAGTTAGAGACTCAGTAAACCAGAATGTCCAAGCTATCGCCCTCTCTGCTACCATCGCCGACGACCCCATGAAGTTGTGGGCAATCGGTCAGTTCTTAGGTCTGCACCAAGGCGGGAAAGATTACTACCGCTTCCTTAACCAGAACGGATGCAAGAAAACCCGATTCGGAATGCAGTTCCAAGGCGGTAATGGTATCTTGAAACGCCTACATAGCCGAATCTACCCCGAAAAAGGTAATCGGTTAAGACACTCTGACCTTGGTGATGCGTTTCCAGAGACGCTAATCAAAGCCAAAGCGTTCGACATGGACAACGCTAAAAAGATTGCCAATGAGTATGAAGACCTCTGTTGCAGGATCGAGGAGCTTCGTATGCAGGAAAACTTCTCTGCTAACGTCCTAGCAGAACAGACTAGAGCTAGACAACGGATCGAAATGCATAAAGCCCCGGCGGTCTGTGCTATGGTGAGAGATTTGATCGAAGAAGGCAATAGTGTCTTTATCGCAGTCAACTACACCGAAACCCGCAAGTGGATTCTTGATGAGTTAAAAGTATCTTGCTCTATCCACGGGGGTCAGAATGAAATGGAGCGTAGAGGTAACATTGACTCCTTCCAGCGGGGCGATTCTAAAGTTATCGTGGGTATCATACAAGCTTGCAGAGAAGGCTTAAACCTCCACGATCTGACTGGTGATGCTCCTAGAGTTGCGCTAATCATGCCGACTCCCTCTGTATTCGACCTTAAACAAGTCTTAGGCAGAGTCCACCGCGCAGGAGGCAAAACTAAATCCATCCAATACATTGTCTATGCAGCAGGAGTTTTCGTAGAAGAAAACATCTGTGAGAAGCTAGATGGTAAACTCAAACGAATGGATTTATTAGCAGATGGTGAAATTGATGGAACTATTTCCTTAGTTCCGAAAAATGAACTAATTTAAAACTAGTTTCACAAAACTTAGAACCAGATTGGAAGAAATTCCTTTCTGGTTTTTTTGTTTTCAACGCTGATTGAATCAACCTCGTTTTTTGGCAGGGCTGAACCGAGCGACAAAGTCTCCCAAAAGTTTGGGAAAACTTTGCCACGAATCAAGACGTTTTCCGTATAGGTATTGTCACCTTCGCTTAGCAATCCACGTCCAGCGGTTTTCCTTTACCTAGACTAGTCTAATATCGTTGACTAATTGCAAGTCGCCATTGCTGGCACATTAAGTTGGCAGGATAACACGTCTAACAGCCATTCCAACTCCACTCCTTCACCAGTACTTCCCAGACCTATGTCTCGGTGCGTCATTTACGCATTCCCGCTGGCTACACGATCCAATGATGGCAAAAAATAGGGCCTGATGTAGCTGACGGACTACAACAGACCCATTTTTTTGACTCAAAATTGATCTCCAAAGCCCGTCAGAACTTGTATTGGATACAAGCAATCTAACTGAGCGAAGAACAATGTCAAATCTTTTTTTACGTTATGATACGGGAAGTTTCTTCTTCCTTCTCTTCAGTATCGAAACGCTTGCGGAACTGGCTCTCTTTGTAGTAAAGCCCTGCAAGCTCCAAGTATTTAATACACTCAAACCCTTCACCCTTGCGGGATTCAGATCTGATCACCATCATCGCTGCTGTGTGCAGGAGGCTGGCGAATGCGTGTACTCGTTCGTTTAGTTTCTCATCCTCACATTTAATGAAGCTGAATGCCTCAAGAATTGTCTTGGATGTTTCGTTTTGTTGGTTTTTTTCTGACATAAATTATTGTTCCTTTGCGAATTTGACCCACTCACCTTGTGCTGCGTCGAACCATGACATATCTTGTCTGTCGATGATGAAGTGATGCGCCTCTGGTTTCTCTGGTGATGAGCGTTTGACATCCGAGTTTCGATAGTTTTCTAAATTCAATACAAAATACCGATGGGGTAGGACAGACTTATCATCCTTACCTTGCTCGTTTCTGACCCTGTTCCTGACCTCAGTAGAGGACAAACCCTCCGCTTTAGCCACCTCTAGCATGGCTGCTTGCTTCTTAGCATTGGTCTTATCATCACCGAAGTTGGCGTTTCCGATCTCGCGATAGACCGTAAATGGCAATGCAGCGTCACGTTTAGCGGCAGGGAAAGCCCTACAAGCCCTCGCGTATCCCGAAACTGTGCTGTAACTCTTCTTAAAGTTAGCACAAAGTTGGTTCACTACGTCATCATGTCCGGCGTTATCCAAGGCCACCACCGCATCACCGATGATCCATTGCGCGCCTGATTCTAAAGTAAGACCGAAGGCAAACGCTGCCACCCAGTCTTTCATCTCTACCTTACCACGGGGTACGCATTGGGTCATCCCCGCGCCGATGTCGAACTTCTTGGTGAAGGAGGATAACTCTACACCTTGTTTTACACTCTCCACTAGGGCCAAGGATTCGTTCTCTGGTTCTTCTTCTGGCATGTTAGCTAGGTTGATCCTCTCTTCTTCCATTTCGATTGCCATATCCCAGTCAGCGGACATCTTCTCGTACATTTCTAACATCTCATCTGGCGCGTCATCTTCGAGGTACTCGTTCTTCTGGAGCTTGGCCCACGCCTTCTTGATGTGGGATTCGGTAATGTTAATCCCGCGCCATTCTGTTTTGGCGAACTCCACCATCTGGCGAAGATAGGTTGCTACGGATACAAGGATTCCTTCTTGTGTTGGACTGAATAGTTCTAGTTCTTTTTTCATTAGTGTTGGTTAAGGTTAGTTCTGGGAGGAACCGAGGGGGATTAGTATGGGATGTCGTCGTTCTCTACTGGTGCGTCGAGGTCGAGGTCAGCGGCGGCTTGCTCTACACACTTAGCGAATGGAGTACTGAACCCCTTCTCCAAGTAGAACTCATAGAGTTTAGTTAATGCTGGCTTGCCGATCTCAGCGAGCTTCTTGCCCTTCTGTGTGCCACTAGGGACAATAGCAGATGCCCAGTCAGCCGGGTCTAGCTCCACTACTTTAGGCTCTTCTACTTTGGGTTCAGCTTTAACCTCTGACTTGAACGCTATTCCCTTGCGGTTAGCTTCGATGAAGACCGACGAGACGTATGCTCGCAGAGTTTCTTCGTCTTCCACTCCCTTGTAGGCATGGCGAACGAGTGAATCTACATACTTATGTAGCTCAACGATCTTATCCAATGCCTCCACAGGATTATCGTTACCGATAACTTTGGATGTGACTCTGGCTGGTTCTTGACTCTCAAACTCAATCTTACCAGTAGCCGTAACCTTGATGATGTCACGATCTACCTTACCATTCTTACCTTCGTAGGACTCATGCTCCAAGGTAACTCCAGTTAGACCATGCTTGCCTCGGACTGAGGAGAGCGTGACTACGTTGTTCTTGATGCTCTGTTCTTGGTTGTTGTTGAAGAACTTCAACCCGTAGGTCTGTCCGTCGATCTCAATCTCTCCACCTTGGATGACAAACTCACCCTTGGGGCCATTGAATGTCTTAGGTTCCCACAATTTAGTGACCTTACCAGTCACTCGTTTGATGATGTCTTTCTGTTCGATTCCGTCTAGTTGGTTACTCATAATTTTTATTATTCGCGGCATTTAACTACTTCAGCTAAAAAGTTAATTGAACTTGCCAAGTCTTGAATAGCTGTAGTGATCGCTTTATTTGTGTATAAACTTGCTTGAATTTCAGCTAATTTAGCAACAACCATAGGATGATCTTTATGGAATTCTTTATTTACTTCCTCTTGCAATATGTGTGTTGCCTTTTCCCAAAGATAAGCTGCATCAGATGCTCCGATTTCAAATTGTTCACTTGGTTTTAATTCCGCTCTGAAGTTATTCATTTGATTTTACTCCTTCTTTTCGATAAAAAATCTCCCTAAGTTCAGCTTGATTTTTTTTATGTTTTTCTGGAGCCTGCGCCTCCTTTTCTGCATCGTAAACGAATCCACAGACGTTAATCGCAATGTGATCAACATCTCCCGCAATTAAGTTGCGGACTACGATTGATGCTTCATAAGCTGTATCAGCTTGTGATACCAACAACTCATCGAAATTAACGCCAAATTCTTTGGCTCTTTCAATATCAAGTCCGTTAGTCATATCTATCAGCGCAGCTAAACCGCCTGCTTCTTGGGTTATTGCGATTCCCGTGTAAAGGAATTCGTGCATTTTACAGTTTGGATCGTATTGAGTAGTATACATATATTTGTTATTCTTTATAGTTTGCTTGGTAGTAGTGGCAGAAGGGAGCGACTGAGCAATAACGCTCACACCGCATATCCCCACCGTTTCGTTTCTCTATCGAATGCTTCGGCCCGTAGGTAGGTAGAAGGTTCTCTGCCTCTTCCTTGGACTCGCATACTTTGGCTGCGCGTTTGTTACCATCCTTCTTGATGGCGTAGGTATCTGGTTTAGCCCATCTCTCACTTGGATCACAGGCTGGGATGTGGTCATCTGACATTGCCGCCGCTGCTTGATGCATCTTGATGCGCTCAGTAGCGTAGCGGATACACTCGTCATTATCCCATAGTGGAATGTCAACAATGTGTACTGCACACTGGGGATACTCTTTGTCAAATTCAGCCTTACTCGCTTGCCAGTCCCGAAGGATGGCTACGATCTGACCTTTCTTGACTTCGTATCCGTACTCTCTCCAGAGCATGGCGTTCAAGTTGATCTGCGCCTCCCACTCTTGCTTGGTTCCAAGTAAGAATGAGAAGACCGATGTCACTTTGAAGTCTGAGATGGTATGGTTCTCTGTCTCGTAGAGATCAGTCTGACCAGTTATTGTATAGTCATTGATCTCCATGTAGAGACGCTTCTCTGTCATCTCAGTCTCGCCGCCAGCCAGTTCTACTACCTTGTGTACGGACTGACCTAACAATGCCCATACCCTGTCTGCTGCGTCTTCTACGATAAACTCAGAATACCGCTTCTTGAGTTGGTTGATTTTCGGTGGCCCGATTAAACTTGTCACCGAGATGTCTGACCTCCTAGTGCCGGGGGTGTAGCCATCGTGTGACAATGCTCGATACATTGGGGCGGGAAGCCCGTGATTATTCGTTATCGTCATCGGAAAATAAGTTGGGGTCGATGCCTTGATCCATGTCACGCATAGCGCAAGTATGAATGAAGGCTTCGTGCCTTGCTTCTTCTACTTCTCCCGATACGTCCGTTTCGTCCCAGTCTCGTTCGTTCATTTGAGGCACTGGGTCAGCAGTTCGGCTACGCCACGAAGGTGATCTCCCTGATTCACTACTGCCTTTGCATTCGGGAGCTTGCCGAGGTCGAACTTTCCGTCCGCCGCTGATGCTGAAATCAAACGGAGATAAATCTCACGCTTGAGTGCTGAGTCTACTGATGGTTTCACTTCTGGTTTTACTTCTGTTTCTTGTGTTGTTGGTTTATCTTTCATTAGTTTTTTGTGGACGGAGGTTGTGCCGCTCACAAGGGCAAATCTACATAGGATAATTCTAGTGTCAATAGATTATTTTCAGAAATTATCGGTAACGATAAAAAAAGAAGCGCACCTCAGATTTCTCCAAGGTGCGCCACTAATGAATGAACACTTACAAAACAGCAACCAGCTGTACAAGCACACTACTACTCAATGTAGAGATGTCAAGCTATCTATTCGGCAATCGCATCAGAAACTTTTTACGATTCGATTCATACTGCTTAGTCAGTTTCTCAATACTAGCGTACTTCTCTGGACTCATTTTTGTTTTGGCCCACTTCAAGAATGCTCTCTTCTCTGCTTCATCCATTGGCCCGTCACCTAACCGCAGAGGCTGACGATTCCTAGCTCCAGACTCCATGCTCTGGATTGCATTCTTGCGAGCATCTTTGGGTAGTGTCTTGAGATATTCTTTAGCATAAGCAGACGCGCCGACTGGATCATTCCTTTGTAGGTAACTAGAAATCTTCCTGTTGATAGGAGTCATTTTGCTTGGGGCAATATCCATTGGACGCTTGGTTCTGTACTCAAGTCCAGCGGACTCAGCCCAGCGACGACCATACTTATTGATGTCAGCAACTTCTCTCCTGTATATCTCTTCAGCTACTGTTGGTGCGTCTGAGAAGCCCAATCCACTAGCTGCTGTTTGGTATAGTTTCTGACTCACTCTATACATGGATGACATCCGATTCACATAATTGTTGATGTCTCCTTTAGTGATTGTGCCTTGGTCTGCTACGTTCTGAATCAGAGTAGCAGTTTCTTTGACTAGGCTAAGTGCTGGTGGGTCTAGCGGATTCTTGACGCGCTCACGATCCTGCCAGTCCATGAAGAACTGCCCGTAGTTGCCGATCAATCCTAGCGCACCGATACCAATCAGATTGTACCATGCGCGTTGAAGTCCTAGATAAAGTTCATCATCGTCTTCATCATCTTCTAACGCTTTCAAGATGTCTTCGTAGTCTGGCCCCTTCATCATTACGCCAAACAAAACATCCCTCAAACGCAGGATAGCTTCACCACCTACATACGCAGAGGCAAGCCACATCATCACAGGGATGAGAGTTAATGCCTTTGCTTCTGCTTTAGATACCTTCTGTGGTATCTCATCCAATGAAATCTTTCGGTTGTCTCCGATCTCCCTAGCCTCTGCTAGTCTCAGTCTATAGAGCAACTGCCTTGTTTCAGATGGCAGTTGCATCGTCTCACCTTTAAACGTGACGGCCTTCCACGCTGGCTCAAACGTATTCTTCCATGCTTGACGCATGACTTGGGTAGAGAACTTCTGATACTTGAAAAGGAATTTACCAATCGGTGTATCAATGAAGATAGGAGTCTGTGAAATTGTGTAACCACCTTGGGAAGCAGTAGCGAAGTAGCGCATCAACTTGTCTGTCTCTGGGCCGCTTCCTTGCTCAACGAGCAGCTTATCAATATCAAAATTGTTTCGGCTTAACCATGTACTAGCTTGTTTAGAGAATAAACTATCTGGATTTTGAGAGTAGCTAGATAGTGTCTTTCTCAAGAATGATTTTCCGATAATCAGACTTTGTGTTCTGACCATCTGCTCTACTGGAGTGAAACCTGACCACTTCAATAAGAAGTCAGCAGTCTTCTGTCCAGCTTTAGCGATCCCATTTTGATCGAGAACTTCTTGGTGATCTCCTACGATATTCATCAGATCACGCGAGATGATTCCTTTTTCTCTAGCGTCTTTTAGATTGCTACCAAGTTTGCGTAGCTCCACAAGGGACTCAACGTAGCTAGAAGCCGCGCCGGGTTGTCCGATCATGGCATTCAGCGTAGTGCCACCAACAAGGTTCATCGTAGCTGATGCTGGGTTTCCTAACTGCAATCCCGATGCCCAGATGTTCAATGCCGCCATCCCTTTCACGAAAGGATCATTTGGGAAGTATCCTTCTACTCGTTCTTGAGCAGCGGTAATGTAGTCGATTGTCCTGCGATCTCTAGTTGATGCTCTTGATCTATTCCAAAGTGTCATCGAGTTCTCACCAAGTTTCTGTCCGAATTGTTCGATTCGACTAGCGTGTTGCGCCCATCGTGCAACGTAGTCCGTCATCACTTGCATGGAATAGTCATACAATTCCTCTGGGAGTGCTTGACCACGGGCAGATTCAATACCTGAGAAGTAGTCTTTCTGAGTGCCAGTTCCTTCGTAGTTAGAGATGTAACGCTCTGCGTCTTCTGGTTTCTCGATTCTTCCAGACTTCATTAAGGCTTCTACAATCTCGTTGTATTCTTTCTGATATTTGTCTGGCTCCATCAATGCCTGTTTGTACTTTGGTTTGAGAATACGAGGGAAGAATTTATCTACTCGTCCGATTGGTCGAAACCTTTGTAGTCCACGATCAAAAACTTTGATTCCGATTCTTTGGTTATCTTTACCAGATTCTTCACCAAACTTCTGCCAAGCAGTTACAATCTTCTGAGTGATTGGGTTCAACTCATCAAAGAACTCAGCCGTATCACGCTTGTTTTCTTGCGCGGCATAGAACATCTTAACTTCTTCATCAATCTTTTTCTTGTTTGCTTTAGATTGTTTTGCGTACTCATCAAAAGCTGGGAGAAGAATCTTGTTAGCGAATCCAAGTCGGCGTTGAGCTTGGTCATAGTAATCATCAATAGCTGTAGCTAGTTTTTTAAACCCTGCTCTACGCAACCTATCACTAGCAGACTCAAAGAACCCACGGACAACAGCGAAGTTCTTAATATGACTCTCAATCTTATTGTTGATTGGCATATTATCTTCTTTGCCAATATCCAGACCTTGACCCATTGCTTCGGTGATTGTCTCTGCTTCTGGTTCTATTGGGGCATCACCTTGTTCATATTTAGCTAGCATTTCTGCAAGTCCCTCAATTGGGCGAGGGTTATACTCTGGTAGTTGAACAACTCGCTCAACTTGCTCCATTGCTTTATCAAGAACAGTCTTCTCAACCTTTGTTAATTTTTGGAATAAGCCCTTGATAGAGTCTATAAACTTCTGGAAGAGATTCCTATTGTCTGGCGTGAATACCTTGTATGTTTTTAGCTCATCACGGAATCTTTTGTCACTCATAAGGTGAGCCAAGAATTCATCGTTGGATGCTAATGCATAAGCAGTTTCAAAAATCTCGTATGTAAATGGAGGATTTGTTTTATCCAAATTCCACAAATACATTAAGCCATTGGTATTTCTGATCATGTATTGGCTTAAATTTTCTGTGTCCCTTTTAGTATAGATTAGCCCTCTAGATAAGCCTTGCGCTTCTTTTATTAGACTAACTGCGCCCCTAAAACTTATGTCATTTGAATACTTTGCTCTCTCAATTGCATCAAGACGGATTGAGTTAATCGCTTCACGGAATGAAGGAATCTCCCTTAATGCTACCGCTAGAAATGAGTGAGTGATTTCGTGGTTGATTGCGTCAACTAATTTAAGCCCAGAGAAGCTCTTGCTAATTCTTACAGTTTCTCCATCAAAGGAATTCCTGCTTGTTAGTTCAACGGGTATCTTTTGTAGAGCATCAGCGATTTTTTGATTACTATCTATGATCTTGTTGATCATATCGCTCAACTCACCATAGTTTCCGCGAATTAGTTCTAAAGCATTTTTTGATTCAGTTGCTGGTTTCCCGCTGCCAAGGTTCACCGATCCAGCCTCACCTTTACCCGGCAAGTAACCCATCAGTTCATTTAACTTCGCTGGCGCACCACTCACCGCTTGCCATACATCACCAAGGAACTCTCTCACCGCATCACCGAATCTCTGGATCATCTGTTTAGCCCAAGCACCAAACTCCATGCCAGCCTCGTAGATGTTCTGCCCTGCTTGGATGAAGTCTTCTTTGGTGGGGATTAGAACGCCGCCCGATTCTTTTTTGCGTTTAGATGGTGTTAATGGGGTGGCTCTATTTACTTCTTTGTTTTTGAATCGCAGAAATGGATCAATATTTGATTCAATGTAATATTCAGGGTTTTCAATTACATCTTTTTTAAAATCTTCAGAAGGGACAGACATTAAATCGTCTATCATTCCTTCATATCGTTGCGCCATCTCTTCACGCCCCGCCTTACGTTCTGCATCAGCTTTCTTTTTGTATCTTGCGACTTCTTTATCTCGCTCGCGCAAAGCTTCGTCAGCAAATTTAGCAGTTTCTTTTAAGATACCTCCTTGTTCTTCTGCTGGCTCCGTTATCGTTTCCGATACTGCGCGGGTGGACTTACTGATTTCAGTCTTTAAATTATTAGCAAAATCCGATGAAATTATTTGATTGTTTACTGCCTCATCAACAAGTTGATTTGATCTTTCTTGTGTAATACTTCCTTCTTTTATTGCAGAAACAATCTTTTGTGATTCATTATTTGCAATACTTCCAGCCAAAATTCTTTCATCTCGATTTGGTATTTGAGCAATCCATTCTCTCCTATTAAGATCAGTTCTGCGATCAATGATAGCCCATCCCTTTGCATTTGGATCACCAGTCACATCTGCCATCATTTTTATCTCAATAAACTTTCCCCCTCTTGGAAATTGCTTCAATGTTCCAGATGATTCTTGTTCCGTTCTTAATGATTGCAACCTTTGCGGAGTCATCATTTTTTCTGGAACAAAAGTAATATTACCAGTCCGTTTTTCCGTCCCTTTTAGGTTGGCTATCTGCAATGCTCTGTTTTCTTGCAAAGTAAGTTTTTGCTCTGGAGCAACCCATAAAGTAGGCGCAACCTCTGGCGCGGGAGCTTCTGCTGGTGCAGCTTGCTCGATGACTGGTGCGGGAGGAATAGTTCTGGCAACACGCTTTCCTTGTTGCATAGCCATAATATCTTCTGGCGCGTATCCAAGGATTGTAGATTTATTTCTTTCTTCAAGATATGCCTTGGCTTCCTCAACCGACATCCCACTTGGAACTTGCTGTTGAATTTCTGGCATTGTTATGGCAGGAGTTTCTGCTGTTATTGCAGGAACTTCTTTTCCAACTGAATTAAAGATTACATTTTGTGCCGTTTCAATGTCTGGCAATCCAATTTGAATATCTTCCTTCTTTCCGTTTACAATTCTTTCCGCTCTGAATGTGCCATTAGAAGATTGCTGGACGGAATACCTTGTATCTCCATCGTAAGCAACTCCAGACATTTCAAGTTCATCTTTAAATTCTTGGCTTACTACTGGCTCAACTGGCGCGGTTTCTGCGATGGTTGGTGCAACCTCTACTGGTGGCGTGACTACTTGTTCTACTGGTGCGGGTGTTACAGCTTCTGCGACTGCGACAACTTCGGGTGCAGCTATCTGTTTAGCTAACTCAATCTGTTGCTTCTCTGCTTCTGTTATCGTTTCCGATAATCCTAATTTGTTAGCTTGCTCTTTGGATTGAGCTAAAATCTTTTGGTCAGCGGCAATGTCTAAGCGTAGTTTCGATGCCTCTGGTGAGGTTGATTCTAAAACATCTAGGTCTTTTCTTTTATTATCAATGCCTCGCTCAAGGTTAGTAATCGCTGCTGCTATAGCTTGCGTTGCTGTATCGGGTGCTTCTAGGTCACGCGCCTTACGATTGGCTTCTTTGGTAATGTCTATCTCTGCCTTCTGCTCTGCACTCATTGCTTCAAATGCACCCAGTGGCCCACCGATAAATGCACCAGCTACCGCGCCAGTAGTAGCACTCTCGATAGCACCCTTGAACGTAGGCACATCGCCACCTTCTCTTTGTATAGCAACATTCTTAGCAACTTCTTGTTGTGCGCTTTGAATTGCTTCCAAAGGAGATTCTGCGGCAACTCCCTTTAAAAATCCTTTGATAGCACCACCAGTTGCTTCCTTGCCTTGCTTGATAAGTATACGGGTTGCGATAGCTTCAGCACCAGTTGAAGATGTCAAAGCATTCCCTATAGCACTCAATAAAATCTGATCTAGGTTCTTTCCTAGCGTTGCTTGGGCTTCGATTGCTTTATCGTTCGCTACATTTTCTGACACACCTTGTTTGCGTAGATAATCTAATGTCGATTCGTAGATGTCTCCTTTAGCTTGCCCTGCTCCTTGAGCAAATCCAATGGCAGCTTGTGTTCCAATGATACCAGCTTTAGTAAACTGCGCGGCTTTTCCTAGCACACCAGCGGCAAGTTGCGGTATCATGTACCCAGCACTTTGCGCTGTCATTTCTAGTGGAGCTTTAGAGAATGCTTGAAGACCAGCTACAACCTTATCGTAGACTCCCTTGTTTTCTGCATCCTTTAGAATCCTAGCGATCTCTTCATCGTCCTTCTTGGACTCAGCAGATACTAGGCTACCAACCCACTTCTCGTATCCAGCTAACTCTTTAGACATTGCATTGTCTGCGCCGAATAAATCAGTGAAACTTTTTACTGAACTGATTCCACCTTGAGCTACTTTAAGTGGGATGTCTGCTGCTTGTCTTAGGATACCAGATGGTTCTTGCGGTTGGATTTGCTCTGATACTACTGGAACATTAGAAACATTCTCTTTTAGGAATGTATCAATATCAAATGCAGTTTCTTTGGGTTGAACTGATTGAGGTTTCTCTGTCTGACTCTCATTTTCAACAACGCCACTTCCACTTTCTTTTAGAAAAACGTCTATGTCGAAAGCCATTTATTATATTCCTAATTGTTGTCTGATTGCTTCGGCGGCTTGAGCAGCCTTTGGATCATTGGGATTCTTCTTTACCCACTCTATAGCTGGTTTTAGGTTTGCCAAGATATTAAATTCTTTTTTCAGACCAGCAAGATCAGTGCCTTGAAGTGCCGCTTTTTTAGCGCGAGGTAGGTAGTCTATCGTTTCTGGCATTTCACCTTTAGCTAGTCCAGCAAGAGTCTGTTCAAGTCTTGTGACTGTCTCGATTACCCTAGATACTTCTTGGACTACTTTCTTTTTGCCTTCTACGGTTTCAGTTTTCTGTATTGTTTCTAGCTTCGCTGCGAATGGATTTCCTGCTGCTTCTGGGATTTGTGGAGCAACTGGAGGAGGTTGTGCCGCTGGTAGTCCGCGCTGAGTCTCTGATTTAGCTTTAGGTTTTGGTACAGTAAATTTAATGTCAGAAGCGTTTCCAGAATCAACTTTAATTACTCTTAATGCTTCGTATTGTGTAGATGACAATTCTTTTGATGTTTCGGTTCCATCTGGATTTCTAATAGTTGCGGTGTAAATGGCAGATTCTTTTTCACCTTCAATATCTAAATCAACATTATCTAAATCATTTCCAGAAAGCCTTACAATCTCCTTGAGTGTCTTACTTGATTGTATTGTTCTATCGGCGGTTTGCAGTTTATCGTATAATGCTTCAAGTTTTAGAGCTTTCGCTTCATTTTCTTTTATATCTTTTGTACGGAGAGTTTTTTCGGTGTTTCCTCCAAGAACTTTTTTGATGCTAAGTTCTTGTTCTTGCTTAGTAAGAACTCGTTTTCCAACTACAGTATCAATATCTAATCCATATTTTTGAAGAAAACTTGCATCATACTTTTGCTCATCTTCCTTGAGTTGATATGTATCATCTACTTGTTGTGGCCTTATCTGTGAAGCTGTGGATGCTTGTGCGCCGACTATATCCGTTTCGGATAGTGGTGTAATTAAATCAACTTGTGGTGGTTCATTACCAGTCTTTGTTGGCAGTCCATCTGGGGCGTTAACATCAGTAACAATCGCAACGCCATCTTTCCCAATGCGCGGTTGCGTAATCTGTTGCGTTGCTGGTAATCCAGTTCTTGGGGCGGGTTGTGATGGTGTTGTTACAGTTGTAGTATAATCTGTTGATGTATCTCCATCTGTTCCAAACTCATTAAATGCGTCTACTTCTTCTTGCGTAAGTTGTCTTCCACCACCCTTTGCCCTAGCTACATCAATGGTCTGACTCTTAAAGTAATCATCAGAAGCAAACTGACCAGCCTTGAATGCCATCTGGCTAATGTTCTGGATCATTGGATTGTTAGGGTTCTCCATAGCTACTGCCATGATCTTGCTGAACCCTGCTCCGCTTCTGCCAGCATCAAAGTCTGTCATAGCAGATTGGAAGGCTTGCTGTATTCCGGGCAGTGCATTCTTGTATTGGTTTTGTAATGCAACATTCTGGAATGTTGAGGAGATTTGCCCACCCAGTTGTGCTAGGTTACTTGCTAATATATTATCTTCTGCCATAATAGTTATCTTCCGTAAACTGGTAATGTAGCTTTTGGAACAGTTCCAGTCGCTGATTGGAACATTCCTGTAAGATTTGTTCCCGGTTGCATTCCGCCTTGCATAAAGCCTCCTGCTAATGGATTAGTCATTCCTCCTCCGAATTGACCGATTCCGCCGCCACCACCACCACCTCCAGCACTTCCTCCACCCATCATAGGTAGCGTAGTTCCCAGAAGTCCAAGTGATGCACCGCCTGTAAATGGAGCAGCCCCAATTGCTACCGCTGTTCCTACTGCGCCGATAATCTGATTGGTTTTAGATGCTTGGTTAGCAGCGTTTACTTTAGCATCGTATTGTTCTGCTGCTGCTTTCTGTTGTCCATACGCTTGTGATGGGCCAACAAATCCTGCTGTTTCAAATGGATCGTAAGCAAATGAGTCAGCTAGTTGTTGCCAGCCCATTGCTGTGCTAACTCCCTTTTCTTGGAGTTGTGTAGCTTGTAGTCCATATTGTCTTGGAACCATACCTTGCGCCATCTGGAATCCACCAGACCTACCCGCTGTTGCTGGGTTAAATCCTGCCCCACCAAACTCTGCAATGCTCCGCATGGTTTGTTCTTGCGCGTCTTTAGGGAGTTCTGCTCGCATCCATGAGGATATAATGTCACTAGCTTGCCCACGTTGGGCCGTAGCCCCCGGCATTACCCTTTCAATCTCAGCCAACCTAGCGGCGGTAGCTTTGTTTGCCGCTTGTTCATATTGAGGTAAATCTTTGAGTAAAGCATCTCCGGGCCGTTCGATATACTGTGCTGTCTTAGATTTTTTTGCTGATCCACCCATAATTAAACTCCTGCCTTTCTAGCAAACTCATCCCATTTATAGGCGTGTAACTTACTGCTTCCCCTACGCAACCACAAAACCCATTCTTTTTTATTAGGAAGGATTCTTTTGATATGCTCAAACAATGATTCACCAGTTGCATTTGCAGCTAGCTCTATAAACCATGCGTTAGTATTTGATGTTTGCATATCTAGATATTTTGTTAATGGGTTATAATTTAATTCGCTTGCTAGAATAAATATCTTAGGCGTTATAAAAACAAGCCCAAATTCTTTGTGCCAGTCGATTCTTTCTTGTAAAGATTCATCTCCATATTGTAATTGCCATTTGTTTGCGATCTCATATGCAGTCATTACCGATATAGAAAGTAATCGTTAGCTGATGGAGATAGTAGGTCAGAACCGATTAGGTTTTCTGCTCTGCTATAGTTAGCAAATCGAATCGGAGCGGCAGTTGGTATCTCTTCGTTCTCCATTTCTTTCTCCTGCTCTTTGATGGCAAGGTCTAGGTTCATCAAGAACTCTTGCGCTTTCCTGTTGTCTCTGGAGTTCAGAGCAAGGATAGCGTAGATCATTGAGTCTGGGATGAACTCAACTAGCTCTTGTTCGTCTACCAGATCAAAGTATCTCTTAGAAGCATACAGAGTGATGCACTCGCACGTTCTTGGTGCTTTGAATCTACGGAATGATGGGTTAACATCATTAGGTTGGTAGACTGAGATTAGTGTTTTTGCTTCCAGCGCGGTATCGTACGCATATATTCTTACTCTACCTTTTGTTGCGGGTTTAGCTACTGACCTTACTCCTTTGATCAATAGATCAGATTGAGCTAGTTCTGGTGGATTAACCCCAGTTACTTTGATTGTATGATAGGTATCATACTGGTCTTGTACTTCAAATGTTAGAGTCACGCCGATGTCTTCTGCGCTTTCTAACATCACTCCTAAACGATAGAAGTGGGTGGTGTAGTCTCTGAAGAGAACGTGCTTTCCTCCTACCTCCGTAATCAAACGATGGCAGGATTGGTCAGCATTCAACGCAAAAGCATTGGTAGCATTGAACCATTCGTCAGCTAACGATACTGATTCATTCCCTACCCACGCGAGCTTGATTTGCTCATAGCGGTTAGGTAGAGTGAAGCAGTCGTTAACGCAACAAATCTGAACGTACTCTTCTTGAGAAGTCCATGCGCGTTTATTCCATAGCAAGCGTCTAGCCTGATTGATTGCTTTGAAAGCTCTCTCATCAGAACACACGCCACTATCTCCGACAAAACCCTTTACGAGTTCTGCCATCTCTTTGAGGGTATCACCCATTATCGTTAACGATAATTACTTCTGGTAGCCTTGTTTTGGAGTGCCAGCAGTCGTGTAGATGCTAGGCTTTTTGGCTCCAAGGTTTGGCATATTGCCCATACCTTCGCCGATCTTACCGCGAGTTGGTGAGCCGCCAGAGACGAGGCGAGGATCAGTTCCTTTTAGTGGTGTCATATATTTGGTTTTCTTATGGCTTATTACTTACGAAGTGTGAACCGCCATCCAGTCCACGCTTGTTATTTGGGAAATGTTATTTTCAATACGGATTGAGAATCCTGTAGTTGTTTGACCAGCAGCAACCAAAGCGAATAATGGTGTAGCCGATGCTCCAATTGTTGCATCGCAGATAGGAGTTATAGATACTCCATACGATGTAGAAGGAAGTGCTGCGAATGTTACTGTTCTAACTGAATCACCAGTAACAACTGAAGTAATAGTTCCGTATCTTACTTTAACTACTGGGTTAGCTTCAAGAGCATCAAGACGAACATCAACTGCTGCAGTCTCAGTTGCTACCAATGTTTCTAACGCATCAATCTGATTCTGTTGGTCAGCTAAATCTTCTTCGATCTGAGCGATCTGTTCTGGCGTTACGTCACCTAAGCCGGGTACGTTGATTGTTCCGTTGACTAGAACAACGTCAATAAATTCTTGCAAGATTTCTGACCAGTTTCCTGTAGGGCAGAAATCAATAGGAACATTCGGGAATGTTAAGGCTGGACTGGAATCTTGATTATCCATTGATTGAGTAGTCGTAATATCTTTCTGGGCAGCAGTTAATGTCTGGACACTCTTGATCGTTTTCTGGGCAGTCACCAATCGGAGAGTCTTCCAAATTCTTAATGTTTGCCATTATTCTTACTCTGTCCACTGTTGCTGTCCCTGTCAAGTTAATCTTTAATTGAAATTCACTTCCTTCAATTACTGGAATATCAGAAATGTAATTACATTCAGATGGATCGGGTGAGTTAAACTTGTATCTCTTGTAGGAGTCTCCACCCCTGCGTGGATTGCATGGCGTTTTTAGAACGGGTGAACATGGGTTACACCCATAGGTTGTAGGAACTTTAAGCTCGCTCCAACATGGATAGGAGTCTGGTCTGAACTCAGCTTTGCTTGTTACCTCTCCTTTAATTTCAGATAGCCACATTTCTCCACCAGTGATTCGCTTCCTCAAGAACTTGTTTGATGCCCCGCTTTGTGCGAAGTCATACCTTCCCGATGTGAAGAACGATTCAATCTGTCTAGTTCCATTAGCACCGAAATCACTTCCAGTAGAGTTAGTGAACTCATACAGACGATTCTTGTTGTCGTTATCGAATGAGAACCCAAATCCACGCTTCTGACCAGTGATCAATGCAGATAGCAGTTGAGTTGGTCTAAAGCCCGTCCAGATGCCATTCCAGCGAAAAGAAAGCTGTGCGTCAGGTGAAGGTGAAGAAGATTGGTCTAGGTCAAGAACTACCATTCCCCTATGATACCTATTCAATCCCTCTACCCCTGCCGCCCGATAGGTTTCTGGTGCTACTGTACTGATCAGATAGTTGTCGAAGAACATCGTAGAAGCGAATTGCTTTAACCAAGGAGTATCATTTGATACCCACTTGTTCACTTCCCTAGATAGTTTACGAAGCGAGAAGTATCTGGCAAATTCAGATTGGCTATTAGAATAGAACGCCCAACCATCGTGTGATCTGAACCAAAGCTCAGAGTTAGCTAAAGCTGTAGATGGTGATACGCATCCCCGTCCAAGCAAACTGATCGTCTGCATATTGGTTGTTGCCCATTGCGATCTTGGGATACTAACATCCATTGCGAATGCTCCGTTAGCAGTTAGGATGACCAATGCACCTTGGGCGCGGAGGTTAGTTCCAATCTGTGGCATTACTTTCATGCCTGTGATATTCCCCATCATGGATGGAGTGCTGAAAGCCCCGCCCTCTGCCCAGTATCCGATCTCTGTGAAGTTCTCGGTATTCTTGGTATCGGTGAATCCTGCTCCGTAGATAATATCTGAAGCGTAGATTTGGTTGAGTCTATCAGTTACGAATACTCGCCCGAAGGCATATTCCATAATAGTCCCAATCGGCATCTTCTTCAGATATGGGTTCAGCCTATACGCTGGAAGCTTAATTGTTCCTGTTCCTGTTCCTTGTCCAGTTGCAGTAAATTTAACTCCAACTGTATTTGATGCTGCTCCTATTAAAGTAAAGTTTGTAGTTCCAACAGATACGATTTCGCAATAATCATTAATATTTATTGATGTGGCACTTATTGTCCCTAATACTCCTCCCCAAGCAATAGCATTCTGGTATCCGTTCTGGATGTATACCCGATCTTCAGCTTGCACGAAGAATGTGTGCATCATGCCGGGGTCATTCCCTCCGATGATCTTGTAAGCGTAGGCTATGTTGTTTACTATTTTTAGAAAGTAGATCACCCCAGATACCGATAGAAGAATCCCATCGTTAGTATTTAAGTTAGTTGCCCGATAGGGATATGAACCTTGGAAGCTACCATTCTGAATATCGTTAACGATAGTCGATGGTTGACCTTCCCCTACTACGATTGGGATGTTACGGATGCTCGGCCTTGTCCTGTTTATCCCTCCTCGGAATGTTCTATTAACAGACTCTGCCACCATTGATGGAGGCAAATACGATGGGTGAGTATCTGCGTCTTGCGCTACGATACTTGTGAAACCATCAAAGACTGATCCATCTGCTGGCATTAGCTAGGGTTAATTTCAAGTAGCGTTAGCGAGATTTTATTTGAACCACCTAATATTGATCCGCTATTTGTCCTATTGATATAAAGAATCCCCGTATCAGGCCCAATTCGTATAGAATATGTTGTTGCAGATGTAGTGTTTGGCGAATCAATAAATTGAAATGCAACTAATGATGAATAATTAATATATCTTACCCATGTTGCATCAATTGCATCTGCTACGCTTCCCCTAAATGCAGCAACAACAGTCTGAACACTTATTCCATTAGAATCTCCATTCAATGAAACAATCCCAAGGATTTTAGATGTAGTTTTAGTTGGAGTAATACTTCCAGTAATAATTTGCTGACCTTCTCCATTTTGTGGAATTGAATTATCAAATGGAATGGCATTAGTAATTACAAATTCCGTGGCAGATTCGTAGAACTTAGCATTCAGTACAGTTCCAGCAGGAAGATCATCTGCCACAATAGCACCGAATCCAAGTGCAGTTCCACTCCTGCGAAGGAAATGTCCACTTGTTCCAGCAACAATATCGGCTGGTACTCCAGTTGAGTTTGCGCTTCTTCCGATAACAGAAAGGGCAGCTGAGTCACGGAGCTTTGCGCTTGTTACTGCTTCATTTGCGATCTCTAGTGTGTTTACGGCATTGTCCGCAATCTTTGCTGTGGTTATTGCGTTGTCAGCGATCTTTGCAGTTGTGACATTTACATCAACGATCTTCGCGGTTGTGACAGCCAAATTATTTATCTTTGCTGTAGTTACTGCGCTATCTGCAATGTAGGCCGTTTGCACTTGATCGAACTCTACAATCCCAGTAGATGATTTAGCTAGGACAGTATTGTTAGCTCCATTTGTCCAAGCCAGATTGGTTGCGCCATCAGTCTTCAAGACTTGCTGGGAAGCTGGAGTCTGGATCGTCTTCTGACAAGCAGCAGAGTCTTCTACTACCAATCGTTTCCCATTGGCAGTTGTTTCTAGTGGCTCACAAAGCAAAGGATATTCGGAATCGCAAGGTGGGCAGGGAGTGCAAGGTGTGCAGAGGCTCATAGTATTTGTAAAATTATTGCTATTGTTATTACTAGTAACGAAGGGATTGTTAAGTCTGCAATCATCGCTTTCAGCGTCCAGTATTTCGGATTGAATCCACCAAACACACTCATATCTTTCCTCAACTTACTTTCAGATGCTTCAATGTTCCGATACTCAGTTTGAGAAATTTCCCTACCAGCAAAAAAGAATATCCCTGCTACCGCTCCGATAAACAGGTCTTTTGTCAAAGCATATCCAATGCCTTGAAGTGCAAGGCAGATTAGGATATGAAAAATGTTAAGGTAGTTTTTCAAGATGTTCTAAGATTTTGTAATAATACTCCCAATTTCCTGTGTGGAGTGCTTCAAGTAATGCCGCTTCTAATTGATTCATTTTATTTTTAAGTGGTTGTAAAATAAGAGAGTGTGCAACGAATAAACGCTGTTGCATCGTAATTCCAAGTTACATTATTAGTCCCATCAAATTTATACATAGGAACCGTGCCGTCTGTAAGCGTGATTCCAGAAACAAAAGCTCCACCAGTTCCTCCAACGCTTACCTGAGGATATATTGCAGTAACCGAGATGCTACTTGGAGTATATGGTAAACCAGTAATTGCCATTTGTCCTGCTGGAGAACCAGCCATTGAACTCCACTCAAGTGCAATTTGAGCTACAACTAACCTTCCTATTTTTGTATATATACCATTGCGTGTGTCGTAAGTAACGGATGTTGGTGCTGTTCCTAAGCAAGTAATGCTTGGAACAAAAGGTCCTTCTTTATAATCATCAAGTGCATTTACATCGCTATCAGTAATTTGCACTGAAGGAAAACGCATACTTCCATAGTATGGTCTAACATATCCATTAACACTAATGCTATCTGTATTAGCCGAAAAGATACTTGTTGTAGTCCCTTGATCGTCAATTACCGTTGAAGTTCCGCTGCTACTAGCTACTCCTTGTATTACAGTATCGTTGGCATTAGATCGGAGTTGGATTCCAGCAACGCTATTGCTTTCAAGGTAAGGTTGTTGAATCCAATTTCTTCTGCTATTTGATGTAAAGTAAGTAATATTTCCTACACGAATCCCAACATCACAAAGAGACATTTCTGGTTGGATAATTAAATTATCTCCACCAAGAGCAATATCAATTCCAGTTTGAAGACTTGCGCAAGCAATCTGATTTAATTGATTAAAATTAGCCCGTTGATTTTCACCAGTTAAAGAAGTTCCAAGCCAAATACCACAATTCGATGAAGAAGTTGTACTCGAAATGTTAGCATTAGTTATCTTATTGTAATAGCAACCATAAGTATCTGTAATTCCTTTTACTACAATTCCAGTACTTGCCCAAGCTAAAAGAGGCGAGTACCCATCGCTATAATTAAAGTTACTTGAACCTACATTAACAATCCATGCATTATTAATTACAGAATTTGTGCAACACTCAAGCAAAATACCAAATCCATTTTTGCTATTCATGTCAACTCTAACTCCATCAAGAATAACTCGACGGATGTTTCCCGTTGGAGCTATTTGCGATTGAACGGAGGATGTGCGAATTGCAATTCCATCAACAGTCATTTTTAAAACAGCAGATGGATCAAAAATTAAATGCTGATATGGATAAATAATTAATCCAGTAATGCAGTATGTACCTGCTGGGAAAAAAAGACTTTTACCAACATTAACTCCAACAACTCCTGAATTTCTAGCAACAAGAATCGCCGCTTGAATCGCAGCAGTATCATCCGTAACGCCATTACCAACTGCTCCAAAATCCAATACATTAACTACATCAGCAAAGCGGTTAGCCAATGTCCTTGCTACTGCTGCCGCTCCAGTTCCAGAACCTGCTCCAGTAGTTGCTGCGGTGAATAGTGAACCTACGACATACGTTTGTCCGGCTGTTCCAGCAATTGTATTCCATTGCGCTTGTGTTGTTGTTCCAAGAGCAGTAATCTTGTATTGCTGTGCTACAATGAATAATCCTGCGGAGATTCCTGTTGATCCAGTAGAGACGATTCCTTCTAGGACGTTTTGAGTTGCTTTAGTTAGTGCCATAATATTTTATAATGTTGAGAGTGATACGATTGTTATTTCCGATCCAGCGGGAACTGGCGACGATATGGTAAGTTCCCTTGGAAGTATTAGATTAATTGTATAGTTGCTTGATTTCTGATATATTCCGTCAATGTGAACTAAATATCCAATTGGATTGGTGCTTAATCCGCCAGTAATAGCAAACATTGTTTGTGATCCATCTCCAATGTATGCCCACGCATTGCCGAAATTAGATGTGGGAATAACGCCCGTTGCTCCAGTGGCTCCAGTAACTCCAGTTCCTGTTGCGCCTGTTGCTCCAGTAACTCCAGTTCCTGTTGCGCCTGTTGCTCCAGTGGCTCCAGTTCCTGTTGCGCCTGTTGCGCCTGTTGGGCCTCCACTTGGCCCAGTAGACCCTGTAAGCCCAGTTGCGCCAGTCGAACCTTCACCAGTTGCTCCTGTTAGGCCAGTGACTCCTGTAGCTCCTTGGATGCCGGTAGAGCCAGTAGTTCCAGTTAAGCCAATTGGGCCAGTAGAGCCAGTTAAGCCAATTGGGCCTGTAGCCCCTGTAGCCCCTGTAGCACCAGTTATTCCTTTGATTGATACTATTACAATTTCTGATCCAGCAGGAACTGGAGCTGACATAGTAAGAGTGTATGGGTTCGATGGATGGGTTTGTTGGACTGTATAGTTATCTGGGTCTTGAAGAACACCATCAATACCTACAATATAGGATGCTGAGATTGTTGTTCCTGCGCCGGGAATATCAAAAATAGTTTGACTGCCATCTCCGATGTATGCCCAACGACGATTGCCATCTTCTTGTAATTGAAAGCAAGCAGAGTTTGCCGCTTCAACTGCGATACGAGCATAGTAAGCTGCGCGATCAGCAATCGCATTTACTGCGGACTCACTTGGGCCACATGGATTGCATTTTGAACTTCTGGAATTTCCGCAACTCATAATATATTTATCGTTAACGATAGTTTGGGTTTAGTCAAGTGTTTTTATGCTGTAGAAAGAGAAACTACAACAAGTATACTTCCGCTTGGCACAGTTGAAATTGTTAATGTCCTTGGAGAGACATTGTTTATTGTATAGTTTGCTGGGGCTTGAAGGACTCCATCTATCTGAGCAATGTATAGAGCAGAAACTAAACTGCCAGTTGTATTTCCAGTAAGCGTCCAAGTGGTTGTTGACCCGTTACCAGTAAATGTCCACACGCTACCAGCGTTGGATGTAGGGATTACCCCTGTTGCTCCTTGTGGCCCTGTTGCTCCCGTAGAACCTTGTACACCTTGGATACCAGTAGCTCCTGTGCTTCCTGTGGAGCCTTGACCGCCAGTTACGCCAGTAGACCCCGTACTTCCAGTAGCACCTTGGCCTCCGACTACACCCGTTGCTCCTGTGCTGCCTTGAATCCCTTGAATGCCAGTCGCGCCTGTGGAACCTTGCGATCCAGTTAACCCTGTAGAACCAGTGGCTCCTTGAACACCTTGACCTCCAGTAACCCCCGTTGCTCCTGTGGAACCCTGTATACCCTGTATACCTTGTACTCCTTGGATACCAGTAGCCCCTGTGGAACCAGTACTGCCTTGTCCACCAACAACGCCTGTAGCACCAGTTGTTCCAATTACGCCAGTCGCGCCTGTTGAACCTGTAGGGCCAACAACGCCTGTAGCTCCAGTGCTTCCTGTGGAACCTTGCCCTCCCGTAACTCCAGTTGAGCCTGTTGGGCCAGTCGATCCTGTAGCACCTAATCCAGTAGCTCCAACTCCACCAGTGAGTCCAGTTGCTCCGCGAGGGCCAACCATCCCAGTAGCTCCATCTGGCCCGATTGGGCCTTGTTGTCCTGTAGCCCCTGTAGCACCAGTTGACCCGATACCAGTAGAACCTTGTAGTCCTGTAGCTCCTTGCTGACCAGTCAACCCTGTGCTTCCCGTAGCCCCGCGCAATCCAGTAGCCCCTGTAGTTCCGTTAATGCCAGATAACCCAGTAGCACCAGTGGCTCCCTCGCCCGTAGCACCCGTAGCCCCTGTTGGCCCCCCAGATGGCCCAGTAGACCCTGTAAGCCCAGTTGCGCCTGTGGCTCCTAATCCTGTAGCACCAGTAGCTCCGCTTGCCCCAATAGCTTGTTGAGCGAGACACGCTGAATGTGCCGCACTTATTGCGGATTCTTTAGCTGACCTCGCATAAGAGGCAACTATAATAGTCTCGTTGCAATTGCTCATAGTTTTATCGTTAACGATATTTTAAAATCCGTCAAATGTTTTCCACTAATAGATAGGGAATTGTCTTTTGGTTGTATCTAGTCATTTCTGAGTAGACGAGATTGATGAACCCTTCCCATTGTGGCGGGTAGATCGTTTGGCAACCCAGCGACGATGTGGTGTTGTATCCTCCCCGATGGACGTTAATAGCGATTCCCATATCATCCCCAATACCGTCTCGCGTGACTGGCAGTTCTTCTTTTGGGTTAGAAGGTCGAAGCGCAGGGTAGCCGCCTCCGGGTTTACTAAGACCATGATTGCCCTTGCGAAACCTATGAATGCCCGTCTTGAGAACCGCAATACCTTTCTTATGAACTGACGGATCAGTATTCGCATTGAAAGTAGCATGAACAGAAGGAGATAAAAGTATAATCGCATCGTCGTAGATACCCCGGTCATTCTTTCCCTTCTCTCCCATAGTATCACGATAATAGCCTCTGATTCCAACCAAAGCAACACGATCAACGATTCCAGACTTAATGACCATAGCCAAAGTCTTTTCTTTCGCTTGTTGCGGTCTGGAGTTTGGAACCATTAGCCTTTTCGGATGACGTTGATTAATCCAACAAGTCCTAATCCCGCGACTAGGATTGCTTCTTGGAGGTCTGTGTCCATGTTAACTCCAACTGCCGTAGCAATTAAGATAAGTCCGCGCCATGTTGAGTTCTCACTCAGCTTTTCGAGTAATGTAGTTAATAGGTTTTTCATTTTTTAAGTCCTTTAATTTCTGGGAGTTCATAACATAGTGTGCCGTAGTCTGTTTTAAAACATACACTAGGTGCTTTAAACCCAGCGCATCCCGTTAAGAATGCCATTCCCAAGAAGACAAATGATAATACTATCATTGCTACTACTATTTGTTTTGGTTTCATTTTTTGAATATTTGTTTTGACATATAGATGCACGTTAGGATGCCAGCAACGATGCTGATTAGCCCACCCGTCATTCTAATAGACGCTTCTATTTCTGGTAGCATACTTACTATAAATCCTGTGGTCGAAATGATCGTTCCAAATATTCCGTGATTGGTGGCGTTGTCGTTCATTCTGTTTCCTCGGTTTCTGGGAAATGTAAACCCAGTTGGGATATGTGTATTTCGCATTCTTCGTGAGTCCCTACAAATAATGTTTGTGGCGTGGCAATTGATTGGTCTGTTTGTTGGTAGAAAATAATGGTTTTCTCTTCATATGCCAATTTCCATTTTCCTACAGAATCGTCGTATGACCAGCCATTTGCACTTGGAGTAATGATCATGGGACTGTTACGGAAAGGGTTGAGTTTGTTGAATTATAAGTTGCCGTTGTTCCAGCAGGAACTCCTGTAAGTGTCCCTACGCCCCAAGTGCCTGATGTTGAACCTTGAAAGAAGCGAAATGTTGTAACACCAGACGGAGGTGAAACATTGAACGAAACAGCAATGAATGAGCCAGTCGAGTTAAATGTTGCAGTCGCGGTTGACGCTCCAGTTGTTTTGAACGCTCGCAACAATCCCGTAATAATTGTTTGCCCTGTATAGGTTAATGTTCCAGACAGAATAAGGGTTCCATTTCCTGTTTTATCAATGTTTCCAGTCCCTGCAATATTACCCGTAATAGTTATCGTGTTTGCTCCGAGTGTGCGAATCTGAATTGAAGTGTTTAATTGAAAGTTATTAGGTAGGGTCACACTACTCCCTGTATCAATTCGCCCTGCGGCGTTAGAGAGAGTAAAGAGTCCCGTTCCGAAAGCATTGCTTGATGCGTACAATATCAGTCCACTTAACCCTCCCGAAACAAACGATGTTCCTCCAGCGTAAGTATTATTTCCACCTATTGTTAAAACTGCCGTTCCAGTTTTTCTTAATGTTCCTGATCCGCTAATAACTCCGTTGAGCGTTGATGCGCCTGTAACTTCAAGCGTTCCAGCGTTGATTTGCGTTTGCCCCGTGTAGTTGCAAGTGCCAGATAGAGTTAATTGACCAACCCCGTTCTTAATTAGCCCTATTGCGCCAGTAATCGCTTGCGAAATAGTTGTCGCGGCGTAACACAAAATCTGGCGAAACGCCGCAGTTGCAGACGCAATTGCAGTTACATTGCTAGTTCCCACTTCTCCCGCATTGGAATCAGTCAATTTCATCCGACGATGATGTAAAGCGTATTTGAGGTTGGAGTTCCAATTGCGTTGTATGCCCCTTGAGTTATTTGAACCATGTTAAGCAGTTGAGTCCCTCCTTGCGCGGCGGTGGTGTCTGAAAGAACAATATTGGCTGGGGTAGAACCAGTTGCTCCCGTCGAACCTTGTGTTCCTACTCCTGTAGCACCAGTAGCCCCTGTAGCCCCATCCACACCAGCAACACCCGTGGCTCCAGTCGAGCCTGTATCACCTTGGATACCTGTTGCACCTGTAGAACCAACATTGCCTTGCACTCCAGTTGCGCCAGTTAATCCGGTAGCCCCTACATCACCCGTAGCCCCAGCAACTCCCGTAGCACCCTCTTCTCCTTGCCGTCCAACAGTTGATGCAACCAACCTGCCGCGCAACAAGGTAACATTTCCAGCGGTAGTTTTGTTTGTAACGAACAAGGCAACCTCGTCATTCGGTTGCAATTCGATCATCCAATTTGTAACAAGTTTTGCAAAAGTAGTTCCTTGTCCAGTTGACGCATTGCACTCTGTATTGTCAATCGGAGTTCCATTAAGTGCCAATTTAATTCCAAGAACCCTATTGTTTCCTGCATCAATATCTGCCGATCCGTAGATTTTGAAAAGTTGCGCGGAACCAGATGTATTCTTTACAGCAAAGCTATCTGTTGTCCCAAGGCTCACTCCAAAGTTTTCAGAATCGAGCGTAGCGGTTAATCCGGTTGATTGATATGTCCCAGCAGTAGCGATTGATATTGTGCCGTTTGTGATTCGGGAGACTTGTCCGTAATATGCAGTCCCTGTTCCATCTGCACCGCTCGCGCCAGTCGCGCCAGTGGCTCCTGTCGATCCTGTAGCTCCATCTGCTCCAGCAACACCCGTTGCTCCTGTCGATCCTGTATCGCCAATAACGCCCGTAGCTCCTGTGGAGCCAGTCGCCCCGTCATTTCCAGTAACGCCCGTTGCACCCGTAGAGCCTTGACCGCCTGCAACGCCTGTCGCGCCAGTCGCTCCGACATCGCCAGCAACGCCAGTCGCGCCTGTTGCTCCGTCTAACCCGGCAACACCAGTAGCTCCTGTAGAACCAATATCTCCAGCAATTCCAGTAGCACCCGTGGCTCCAGTTGCCCCGACATCACCTTGTGTTCCTGTCGCACCTGTCGCTCCATCTGCTCCAGAAACCCCAGTAGCACCAGTCGATCCATCAAGTCCAGCTATCCCTGTTGCTCCCGTGGAACCAGTTGCTCCATCAATTCCAGAAATTCCCGTTGCGCCCGTCAATCCTGTCGCTCCCGTGGCTCCGTCATTGCCAGACAAACCAGTGGCTCCCGTACTACCTTGTCCACCAGAAGTTCCAGTCGCACCAGTTGCTCCTGTCGTTCCTGCTCCCGTTGCACCAGTTGCACCAGCGATTGTAGCGGTTGTTTGAATAGTGCCGTCACCGAACTTAATTCCAGTAGTATCTATTGAAAGCGAAACTGTTGCATCAGGCGTTACTCCAACGCCGACTCTTCCAGAAGTTGATACAACAAAAGCTGTAGAATCAGGGGTAGTCTGGTCTTCTACGCGCAACGCCTCCCCTCCTCCAGCTTGCGTTATGCGAAGTGCTGGGGCAGAGTCTCCAGTCGGAGATACAGTGTTAATTATTTGAGGGACAAGAAATGTATTCGTGTCATTTTTGTAAGCAAAAATATATGGGCCGCCTGTTGTGCCTTTAAAGAATATATTATTCCCAGATGAAAATACATCTCCTGCAACTGTTGTTGTTGGTGAAACTCCATTGCCTAAATTTAATGGAACTGAAGACGAGGTTGAAGCTGGAAGATTCAACTTCCCAGTCATCGTGTCGCCAGTTTTCTGCACGAATGTAGATGTGTTTGCCGCCGGGCCAGTAGCTCCAGTGCTACCTTGACCACCAACATTTCCTGTTGCGCCTGTTGCGCCATCACTCCCAGAAACGCCCGTGGCTCCTGTAGTCCCGTTTGTTCCAGAGGTTCCAGTTGCGCCAGTTGTTCCAGTTAATCCAATAACGCCAGTGACTCCAGTCGATCCTGTGGCTCCATCTGTTCCGTTGGTTCCTGCAACGCCCGTAGCACCCGTGGCTCCTGTTGAGCCAGCACTACCAATGGCTCCTGTCGATCCAATCAATCCTGTTGCGCCTGTTGTACCTTGTGGGCCTGTCAAACCAGTTGATCCCGTGGAACCTGTGGCTCCACTTACACCTGTCGCTCCTGTTGGGCCACCACTGGGGCCAGTCGCTCCCGTTGCCCCGTCTGCTCCAACCGCTCCATTTCCATCAAACGATACAAACCTCCAAGTAAACCAAGTATTAAGATCAATTGTGTTTTGAACTCCTTGAACAAATGGTTGTGCAGTTGCCCAAGTGCATTGAACACGAAGATTAATTATATCTCCGGCAACAAGATTAAAAGTTGAATTTACACTCTGAGTATAAGTTTGACCGTTCGCTTGAATAGCACTTTGACCTATTACAATTTGTTCTGCGGTAGGAAAACGGGTAATATCAATAGAAATTACTTTGTTATTTGCGGTATTCCATGTTGCTCCATTTGCTGCAATAGAAGCATTCCATTCCAATTGATATAGACCACTCTTTACTACAGTGAAATCTTTAGAACCCGGTGTGTGCGAGATATAGTTATTCCCATTACTCCAAGTTGCCAATTGGTCAAACGTAATATCGGTATTTGGATCACTTAGATTCTGGTTGCCACTTTTATAATATGTTGCTTGACTAGCAGGTTCTTGGCTTGCAGCAAAATCTAGCTTTCCAGTAAATGGATTAAATTTAAGTGCCATATTATGGATATGTTACTGTGACAGTCGTTAGATTTGCATCATTCGTTGTTGGAGGATTAACTGAGTAGAACAAGTTTAATGTAGCTACTGGCACTCCATCGAATAGATACTGGACTGTTGCAATGTTATTTGTTGTTCCGTAATAAGCAATGTCAATCTGATCGTAGGCAGGAATATCAAATCCTGCGATCTGTTTAAGAGACTCGTAGATATTAAAGTTCTGCTGATCTGGAGTTAAATCAACAAAGCAGGGTTGTGATAGTGCTGGAGTAGCCATAAGATTGTTATCGTTAACGATAATTAGGTAACAATAAGCGCGGCAGCAACAGCTTCGTTAAGAACAAAGAGTTGTTGGTCTTCCGTTGTTTGTACAAAGCAGTTTTCAGTTACTGGGGTAAGTCCACCGATTGTAGCAAAGGCCAGATAAAATTGATAAAGCCTAGAGGCATCGCTGGCTGCATCAAAGCAACCGAAAGAAATTGGAGTAATGCCAGCCGCCGCCGAAACCGTAATCAGAAGTGGATAGAATTTATTGTGGTAAGGTAAAGATGTAAAGCAAGCCATAGTTTTAGAAAAGGTTATGGGCAGGGAGGGTTAAAGACCTCCCCACCCAATAATGGGGAATGGGTTAGTAGTAGATACCAACAACGTAGGCGTTCACATAAAGTGCGCCAACACGTCCGGCAGTATCTGCACCAGAAACAACATCCACACCAGCGTTTTCGTAGGTGAATGCAGTTGTGCTAGTAACAGTTACTTGCGCTTGAACGTCATTGAACGTAGTGTCGGTCATGCTGGCAATCGTGATCGTGTCGCCCGTGGTAAAACCATGAACAGCACCAGTTACGATTGTAGCAACGCCCGAAGTACGGGAACGAGTTGCGGTAGCTTGACCAGCACCAACAGTTGTCTTGTGAAGACGAACGCTACGGGAGCCAGTAACTACAGGAGCGTTAGCAAGCAAAGCCAATGTGTTTGATGTTCCTTGGTTATCAAGGGAATCAGTGATGGTCAGCGAGGATGTGAGGTCAGTACCAGTTGTACCAATGTCAGCAACAACAACTGGATCAGTTGCGGTCGTGCCACGGGCATAAGCGGTTTCGAGAACGATGCTAGTTGGGATGAACTTAGTATCCTCATCATTGAGAACAAGAAGATCAGCGTCACCAGCAACGAGCAAGTTTACGGCAATCGGGCCAAAAAGGTTAACCCGATCATAAGCGAGAGGTCGTGAATTAGACATATATTTGATTTTATTTAAGGTTATGGGGAGAGGCTTTAATAGCCCCTCCCCTTGTTTAACTTAGGAAGGCACAACAATGTCACCTACACCAGCGCAGCTATAGCAATCCTGATTGTTCTCAGGAACGATATAGGTCTGCACTTCGCAGCAGGAACCGTAGAGGTTCTTGCTCTTGGGCATACGATGCAAGAAGCTATGCATGATGGTTGGGTCTTTAACCTGTGCGGCAAGACGGAACTGGGCTTGATAGAAGCCCGTTTTACGCCAGCGGTTGCACTCCCAATCTGGATTCTTCCAATCCCAATCGCCAGCGTAGTTCTGGGTCATTTGTTGGGCTTGGCCGTATCCAGTCGAGGAAGGCATCGTCCATTTGCACATGGCTTTGTTAACCATAGCTACAGAGATACCGAAGTCGGCATTGCGGTAGGCGCGGTTAGGAATGTAAGCGCAACCTTGCTCAAGAACAGTCTTGATGTAGCGAGGAACGCGAACGAGGCGAGGCCATGAGGCTGGGTTTCCTTCGCTGAACGCAGGGAGACTAGCATTGAATGCCGTGTCAGCGTTGAAGCGAGCGGAGTTGATGTCATAACCGAAGGCGTAGTCGCCGATGATACGATTGATGCCGAGTTTCAGACGGGTAAGACGCTCGTCGAAATCAGTGTTTGCATCCCAGTAACCGTTGTTGCGTTTCGCTTGGAAGTAAAGCGCACGTCCAACTTGTGGGTCAGGGATGACGATATCGAGCAAAGGTTGACCCGTTGCGTCTTGTAGATCAAGGCGGAAAGCGTCATCTTCGTCTTGGAGGTCAACGAGTGCATCGTCGAGCATATCAAGCGAGAGATAAGCAATCTTGCCAAGGTCAGCGGCGGCGATCTTAACGCGAAGGGCGCAGAGGTCGTAACCAGCTTCGTTGTTGAGAGTATGCTCTGGAACGAACCATGCGCCATCGTCAACGAGGCCGCAATAAGTTCCGTCATCAGTAGTGATACCCATCCATTTGTGTCCAGAACCACCGATGTAGTTGGAACGAAGGAACTCTTCGTGAACATTCTTGGTGATACGAGCATTCGACTCTTCAAACTGAAGAATCTCTTCAGCAGGGAACAAGCGATAGAGCAAGCTCTCAACGCAAATCCAGTCAGTAGTCATTTCCTTACGGAGCAACTCGAAAGTATAGGACTCAGTGCCGGGGCGTTGAATCACTTCGGGTTTGCTATCGCAAGAATCAGTCTCGCAGTAGGTGTCGGTGATCTGACGGAAAGGCGTACAAGGATCGTGGAACCCACGTCCGAAGCGGAATGCTTTCTGTTCAGTTGTATGGTTAAGAGGCCATGCTTGCTCCTCGAAACGTGTGAAGTATGCACTGTTAGTGACAAGTTTCTTCACATAAAGGTCGTTGAAATATTCGCGGCCTTCACGAAAGAAAGAATCAATTTCAGCACAGCTATTGAAGTATAGTTGATCTGACATTTTGTTTATTTGTTTGGTTTAGTTGGTTTGGTTGTTGCACCCATGACAAGTCCGAAGAATGTCAAAGCGAGTGCTTTGTTTTCTTCGGCTGGATTCAACCCCGAATCTCTCTTGCGAGAGCAGTCCAGAAACATCTTTTCATGCGAGTGATGTTACTCGCCAGTCTGGGTGAGACTGAATCCCTAATGTTATCGTAAACGATAATGTCGGATATCCCGTTTGATTAAAAGATAGAAACATTATATTTGTTGTCAAGCGAAAAAATAAAAAGGTGGAAGATTTTTTAAGTCTTCCACCTTTCCACTATTACGGATTATTGGGCTATGCAGTGCGCGGCCCGAATCGTGCTAACTTTGCCGCCAGTCCCTCCGACATACTCATCCGTTGTGATGGAGAATCAGAAGTCTTTGGCGAAGCAGAAATGCGAGATGATCCCTTGAGTTGTTCGATATACTCGTTCTTCTCTTTTACCATTTCTTTGTATGCTTTGATTTGGGCTTGTAGCTTTTGATAGTTGCGCCCTTGGTGAATGAGTCGGTTCATATCCTCTACGGATGCTTCCTCATTCGATTGCTGGGTTGCCGAAAGCGCGATTGCTTCATCCCGGCTCAAGTCATACTTGATTCCCTTTTCCTTCATGTACTCAGAAACTTCTTCTGATTCTGAAGTTGCGCCGTCTATCTCTTGCTGGGTGGTCTTATAACTATCGCGCCATGTATTAAGGAACTTATTACGCCCCTCTTGCTCACGTTGCTTAGACGTTTCGATTATGGTCTTTTTAGTCTCTTCAAAGTTGGCAAGGGCGGCATTGTGGCTTTTTGCGGCTTTGATGAAGTTGTTGACTTGCTCTGCAAATTGGTACTGTTTGAATTGCGAGAGTGAGTTTGTGATTTCGTCGAACGCTTGATCCCTGTCCGATTCCGCAGCTTGCCTGTCCGCTTCTGTTTGGGAATTGTAAATAGCGGCGTTTGCGTTGACAGCACGGGAGAAGGTTGAAACAAGCGTTGGATCATTCCCCAGCAATTGTCTCGCAGATTCGTAAGTGCTTTTAAGAGGTTCAATGTAGTTCTTTTGGAAGTCGGGGTTACTGGCAATGTCGTGAAAGTCCAGTTTACCTCTGAGTTCTTGGATTTGCTTTGACAAGGCGTGTTCAACGTCGAGCTTTTCTTCGTTTGCTTTGTTGAGTTGCTGTTGGTAGTGGTTTGTTTCCTTTGTGGATTTTGCTTCCGAGATAAGCTGCTCAAGCTCTTGGATTTTGGTTTCAAACTTTGGAACTTCGTCACGCTTATACTTTTCAAGTTCTTCTTTGAGCTTTCGGTTCTCTTCGATTTGCCGTTCAACGAATCCTTTTTTCTTGCCTGATCTGTCGGACGTGATTTCGGATTCAGTAATCCCTGTGTGTTCTGGTTCTTCTTCATTATTCTTTCTAAGACCTAGCATTGGGTCGCCCATGTTGGTTGCGCTAGGTTTACCTTCGTCGCTTTGTTGTTGACTGAACTTCTTTAGGAAGTCAGATGTGTTTCCCTTAATAGGAACTTGGGGTTTCCCCTGTAGCTCCTTGATTACTTCTGCTGTGTCGGTTGTGTCTGCCATAAATTAGTTTTCGTCGAGGTCTGGGTCAACTGAGCTATCTTTTGTCTCTTTATTTCTTGGAGAAGACTTTGCTTTTTTGAATGCTCCTTGTTCCTCTGTTCCAATAGCATCAATAGTTTTGATTGCATGAATCAGCGTGGTTACTCCTTCTGGTGGGGTTACGTTTAGCAGTAGGTATGCTTGTAGTTTGTTCCAATCTTCGTGTGCTGTAATCGCAGCGCATAGTAGTTTTACTTTTTCTGTGGTCATTGTTGTGGTAGTTGTGACTGAACCCAATCCGCCCATTTCTGTTGCATTGGGGTGATTTTTCCAGCAGATTGATCTCCCGTAAGAATACGGGCTAGGACGCTCTGCTTTAAAGGAGTCTTATCTGCAATCTTTCCATATTGAGTTCCAGCAAATGCTTTCTCTTGTTCTGGAGTTAGATTGAATTTTGGAATGATTTGCTTTTCATCAATGAAATGTCTAATAGCTTCATTCTTTGCTACTGCCATTTGTTGTTCTTTGCTTATTTTACTAAACGGATTAAGAACAATTGATCTAGGAGTATCTGTTGGAGAATCATTCTTCCCTGCTCCCCATTGCATTCCTGATGTTTGCGGGTTTTCTTTAAACCACTTTAGAAGTTCTTCATCTGGCTCAACGATTGGATAGCCTAAGATTTTATTTTCATTAGAAATAATACGGGGTTCTTTAGGTGACTCATCTGGTTGAGCAAAAAATGGCAATCCTTGTGATTCTCTTTGTTTTGCAAACTCAACTGCTTTTCGTGTAATAGATTTACTTAAATCTGGATTTGCAGCTTGAAGTTTTTCCTCTGGAGTAGAAAGAAGATACTTTAGTTCATTATCATCAAGAGTTGGAACCATTTGTGGTATTAACTTTTCACCACTACCCCAATCAACGCCAATTGATATTTCACTTGAAATGTCGTCTGGGTTATCAAGTCTCTTTATTCCTCCAAGAAATCCACTTCCTTTTTGAGTTCCATCTTCCCTTATAGTGTTTCCTCTCATATTATTGAATAAATGGTGGTGGCTCTTCTACTTCCATCTCAACCTCTTCGGTTACTTCTGGAGTCTCAACCTTTTCGCCTTGCATAGTTGCCATCTTTGCCTTTTCCTTTTGGATTTCTTGACGGGCTTTGGCTTTCTGTAGGGCGAGTTGTGTAATGCCTTGCTCCTTGCGTTGCTCTGTGCGTTGAGCGTGACTGATAGCAGCCTTGCCAACGGAGATGTCCGCAAGTTTCTTCTTGGTGTCGATCTCGATACCAGATTTGGCAGCGAGGTACTGGAGCTTGAGTTCTTCTTCCGAAGATTGTTTGCCTTGTTGGGCTTGTGCCATCTCTTGGTATACGCCAGCGATTTCGTCTGCTGCACCTTGAGCCTGTTGCATTCCTTGCATGAATTGCTTGAGGAAATCTTGTTTGGATGGGTCTTTCTGAATGAATCCAACGTGCGCCATGATGTGACCGCCTTTGAATTGGATAGAACGTACAGTTTTAGCCAGTTCGTTAACGTCTGGTTGACCGCCTTGGATCATCTGCATACTCGTTTGAATCTGCATCATCATATCCTGCAAGTGACCAGAGACGTGTTCGATATGTGGATCGGTTGGTAGTACTGGGAAGTTAGCTGGGTTAACGAATACATCCGTCATACCAGCGTTCTCAAATCCAATGATTCGCATCGTATCGTCAATCTTACTTGGCTTTGTGTTGCGATACCTAGCTACGTTGTCACGCCCAGAGAGTGCGGCAATAGCGTCCTTAACAGCGTTCTCTTGACCTTCGTTTGCTGGGGTAATAGCTGTGATCTGCAATAGCTTCTCAGCGGTGATGAGCTTGAAGCTAGGACTACCCGCACCATTGATAAGGTTAGAACGAATGCTAGTAATGTTCTTGAATTGCGCGGCCTCTTTAGGAGTTCCCATTTCCTCTAGGATTTCATAGAACTTCTTAACGTATTCATACCCATCGTCACTGGACTTAGAGTTTAAAAACCGCTTGTAGAGTTGTTTGAAGAATAATGTCTGGCACTCGTTGAATCGACGAATCTGAGTTCCAGATAGTTTGGCGGACTCAGCGGCATCTAGTTCTGCCTCGCCTTTGGTTCGTTGTTTTCCCCCGCCCGTAGGAGCGTTGATGCGGTACTGCCCCATCCCGCGATAGAGATCACCCATGAAGAACTGCATGAATCCCATGCTCTCTGCTACTGGGAGTTGGAAGCGGTTTTGGATGAACTTCGCTCCATCTGGCATTACCGAGATTGGTAGCCACTCCATCTGCTTTAACATCTTGGTAGAGTCTGGCCCTTGACCTTCAATCATCAGCATCGAGTTAAGTCGAACTGCATCAACCAATCCGTTCATTGTGAAGTCATACTGACGGCAAGCAACGAATGCCGATTCCGCTTGGCTCTTGATGTCTTGGAAAAGACCAGAACCAACCGAATCAGTAAGCATATAAAGAATCTCATCCCATGAGTTATATGCACCGATCTTCAACATCATAAATCCATGCTCACTACGAACATCCTCTTCACTCAGTTTACCAGAACCCTTAAAGTTGGAGTTGATGTACTGGGCGATAGGTTGGTAGTCCTGTAGGATGATTGCTTTCGAGATCGTGCCATCAAACTCTCTCCAGTATACCTCATAGAGATCAATCTTCTGGTTGACCGAAAGGCTCCAGTTGAATCCTGCTTCGCTGATTGTGCGGAAGAAGTCTTCACGGGTCTTCCTGTGGTTGCTGAATGATCGGTGGAAGCGGATAGCGTCAATAGCGGCATCTAAGTTCCAGCCCATTGCTTCAGCGGCTTTGCGGTTCTCAATCTTTTTGTACAACTCGTAAGGAGTTAGGCGGACACGGCGCACAAATTCCTCAAGGTTACAAAAGTCGATACGAATATCATCTGGGAAGAGAAGGTCAGAAAGGAAAACGTGTTCTGGCATCCATCCCATAGGACTATCCCACATTCCGATACCTTTTCCGTACAGAAGCATTTCCTCTAGGTCTTGTTCTGTATTATAGAGGTAGCCGGGCCATTCGCGGATTGCTTGGTCAAATGCCGTTGAGATATTCTCAGAGTTTACAAGTCGTTCTTTTTCATTGCCGAACTTAGTCTTGATCGTGCAACAAGCCTGACGCTCCGTAATGACATCATAGTAACTAGCCTTCTGGTTATCTACGATAAATCCTAGTTGTCCGTAGTTAACGTCCGATTGCCAAGGTAGTTTCTTTTCAGCAATCTTGCTGTACCCCGTAGGTGGGAACATCTTATATGCTTTGTAGATTCGTAAGCGTTTGTTTTCCCTGCCTACATTGGCTTGCCTTAAATTGTTTGCTATGTTCCAAGCGTGATCGGCATTGGAGATGCGGGTTGCTGGCGGCTTGCCATTTTCGTCTAGGGTTGCTAAAGAGAAGTTGTCGTTTCCTATTGAGAGCATAATATTAGAATTTTACTTTATCGTTTACGATAATGAATTCAAGGCATTTCTTCTTCTATTGCATGAACTGCATCCCCTTGCTTTGTGTTCTAGTTTAGTGCCAAGCACCCTGTCTGTGACCGCTGCTACAGTATGGATTGCTT